GTTGACGAAACAGATGCCCTGGTACTTGTTCGTGATCATAGTTCCCTCCCCAACTCGATGATTGCCTCGATGTCCTGCGCGTCGATGATCCATCGCACGCAATGGCACCCGCCCATGATGAGGCGAGGCCCCAACACCATTTTCTCGACTGCGACGACGACGAGTCCTGTGCCGCCGCAGTCGATGCAGTCCTTGTCGATCTCCCTGCGCATGTTCCCCCTATTGGATTTACCTCGGCGGCTGCCATCCGAGCGGCGGCCCGTAGTAGCGATTCCTCGCATAGGGAAAGTTGACCGGCGCAAAGTACCGGCACGCCTCTGCCGCAGCGTTGCCGACCTGACGGCTTCCCGTCTGGTACGCGAGCTGGATCGCAGTCTCGATGCAGCTCTGCGACGGCGGGCCCTGGAAGCCCGGCGTTGGCAAGCTGTAGAGCGGCGGCGGCGGCGGGCCGTAGCCATATGCGGGAGGCGGCGGAGGCGGCACAAGCAAGCCGTCCGCGTGGGCTCGTGTGACCATTGCGTACCACATCAGAGCGATGGCGATCGCGAGGGCAGCTGACACCAGCAGCGACACTGCCACGTCCTTGAAGATGGTGCGGGTCATCGCGGCGCTCCTGGCATGCGTCCGGGCATACGCGGCAACTGAGGCGGCGACTCTTTGTCCTCCGGCGGGGGCGTAACCGCACCTGCAAAGACGTTTATGCTGTCGATGGCGACCTGACAGCTTTCCGTCGTACGGTCGATGAACGTTAGCAGCGTCGTCGTTTGGGTCGTAAAGCGTGTAACGGCGTCCACGATGTTGTTTGCTACGCTGTCCGCGTATTTGCTGAGGCGTTCGGCTTCCTCAGTGCTCTGCGCAGCGAGCGTTCGCATGTTTGCGGCAAGCTCAAGAGCTTGAGCTCCGATCATCTCTGTCGTGGGCATCTTGGACTTGTCTGGGGTAGGTCCGTTCGCAGCCATCTCAGTCTCCTTGTGGAAAGCGATGTTGATCTTTGAGCTGCCCCCGCCATCGCGTTACGGGCTCAGCCATGTCGTTGAGCATGTCGTTCCATCGTTGCCGGAAGCTCGGCCCCGCCGGGGGTGGTGGCGGGGTCGGCTCCGGCTCCAGCGGGGGCCAGCAGCACTGGTCCGCCAGACCGTCGTGGGTGGCACCCCGAGTCACCGAGGGGGCTGGACGAGACTCAGCGTCCTCGGGGTGCCTTTCCACACCGGGGCGGCGTCCCCAGTGCAGCTCGGATTTAGGCTTGCCGGGTTTGCCGGGATACCAACAGCGTTGCCGGCGAGCGCCGTCCACGTCGAGGCGGAAGCTCCACCAGCGCGGATCGCCGCTCGGCTTCGATGACTGGCATTCGACGGTCGTCGGTGCCGAGCTGGTCCGCAGATCAGCGGCCGCCGAAGTCGATGTCATGAGTATCAAGCCCAGCGCCAACGCGCGGGCCACAGCCCTTTTCATGGTCCTTCCCCTCCGCCGTGGGGGGTGCGAGCAGCGGCTGTCGGGGCCATGGAAAGCTACGCTACAAAAGGCCACCGCCGCTCGCGACTCAAATATAGGCCAATACGGCCAAAACGTCCAAATGGAATTTTAATGCAGTATTTTCGGCATATTATCTTGGTCGATCATGACCTCGGTATCGATGGCGTCCCGCCGCGGATGTTTTTCTAGCCATTTCATCATGCTGTTACCCCTGGTGATTGTCCGAGTGCAACGCGAACTTGATCGAGCGTGACTACTCCGGCCCGTAAGAACCGGAGCACCACGGTTGCGCCGCCGTCGATCTTGGCGTCGCCCTTGAGCCAGCGCCGCATGGTGCGCGGTGCCACCATCAACAGCTCGCCAACATCTTCCTGCCGAATATCGGGCAGCACCCGCGCGCAAATGTCCCGCAGTTCGATCGGGCTCATGCGGTAGCGCTCAAACGGTGGAGCCGCCTTCTTCCGTGGAGTCTTTTCCGGCACCGCGATCTTCTTCGCGACCTTCTTTTTGGCCGAAGATTTGACGCCACGTAATTTTGCGGCGCCTTTCGAGGCCGACGTGGAGCGCCCGTTCGCAGTCTGCTTGCGACGGGTGGTGGAGCGTTTCTTTGATCGCGAGCGTGTCGAGACCTTGGTCCCAGAGCGTGACGACTTGGTCGACGAATTCATCGTGTAATTCCTTCTGGCTTGTTTGTCGCCATTTGTAGTGGCGTCCAGGTACGACGGGCGGCATGATCATGGCCTCACCTCATGGGGCGGGACGGCCACTTGCGTTTAGGGCGCGTCGCCTTGCGTTTGCGCTTGAGTTCTTTGCGCCGCTTCCCGGCGTCGGAGAGCTGTGCGCCATCGCCGCGTACGTAAGTCTTGAGCCAGTGGTCTTCGGCGGTGCGCCAGATCAGCCAGTCGGGATCGTTGGCCTCGGGCAGATAGCCGCCGTCCTTGGTGCGGTCGCGTAGGTTGAGCGGCGGGTCGTGATCGAGGTGGCACATGATGTCGGGATAGAGCACGTTCAGCAGGACGCGCAGTTGGTCCGAATTGCATAGCTTCTCGAGTGCGTGCCAGTCGATCTTGAGACCAGCCGCGCGCGCCTGCCGCCCCGCCACCGCGACCTTCACCCAGATCGGTACGTGCGGGCGTGGCAGTTTCATGGGTTGGCGTGTTCCGAACAGACGAAGGCGTCGGCGTCTTCATCGGTCAGCGGCTTTGCGCCGCCCGCGGCTTCCAGCTCGGCCCTGGCCGCGATCCGTCCCCACAATATCTCGACCGTTTCGATCGGCAGCATGTCGAGGGTGGTGATCCGGCGCTGCGGCTTTTCGTTCTGCGTGTACAGCTCGACCATGGCGACCTGGACGCCCTTCGGCACCAAGCCCATCGAGCGCGCGGTATCGAGCGCACCCACGGCGTCCTCGCCATAGACGATGGTGGCGCCGACGAAGCGGTCGCCCACCGGCCGGCTCTCGTCCACAAAGGACAGGTAGAAAACTCCTGCGCTCATGGTTTGGCACCTCTCAGTTGCTCGCACCTCTCGTCCAGCATGGCCCGCAGCCGCTCGCGCTCATCGCTGTCCAGATCGACCGCGTTGCGGGTGTCATATTCGTTCTCCCAGCGCGCCGTGGCTTCCTCGGGATCGGTCGCAGCCCTGATCCAGACTTCGGCCTGGGCGACATAGTAGGCGGCTTGGTCCACCCCCTCGGGGGCGCCCTGCAGGGGCAGCTGGGCGGGCTGCTGGCGCGGTTTGGGCTTCGGCTTGGCCTTGGGCCCGGCTTTGGCCTTGGGCGCACTCCCTGGCCGTTTACGGGCGGGCGGCTTCCGGCTCATTCTCGACCGCGTGACGGGGACGGCTTCCTCCCTAGGAGCAATCGGGGTATTGGCCATCTCTTGCGCCACGCGGTCGTCCCCTGCGGCCCGGACTAACGACGACTCCACCTCCATTGGTCGGAAGCCTTCGCGTAGTTCGGGCCGCGGGCTGGCCGCCAAGCGTTCGCCCAAGGTCGGCCGTGGTGTTACGTCTCTGAATTCCGGGTCGGCGACCTCCTCGGGCGTATAGACGCCGAGTACGGCTTGCGGGCAGTACATTCTGATCCAGTCGCGGGTGGTGTCGTACCAAAGCTGGACGTCGGGCTTGCGGTCCCATAGCGGTGAACCTTTCACGAATTGCAGCACCTCGCCGTTGACGTGCTTGGTGGTGTGGCCGGGATGCACCTGGGCGAGCTTCGGACTGCGGTGCTCGTACTCAAACGGATCGCCCTTGAGCCGGCCGCGCACGATCAATTGGCGCTCGTCGCCCTCGCCGATCCACTCGCCCTTCAAGCCGCCGTCGAGGTGCGGTTTTGCCAGCGCGTGAAACGCTTGCGACTCCATGCACAGCACGCCCTTCTGGACGTACGTTTTCATCGCCAGCATGTAGACCGACACATGCGCCCGCTCGGCAATGTCCATCAATCCGATCACCACCGCGATGTTGCTGCGCAGGTCCTCTCGCAGCATGAGGTTATCGGGCTTGCAGACGCCTTGCGCCCAAGTGATGTATTCGGCATATGAGCTGGGAGTCAGCCCGCGGCCGGGCGTGACCTGCACCATCTCACGCGAGCGTTGCTTGCGATCCTCCAGCGTCTCGATCTGCTGGTCGTCGTCAGTGGATTGTGACGGTAGCTCCTGCACGTCGGTCACTGTCTTCCTCCTCACGATATTGCTTGAGCCGGGATTCGGCCCGTTCTCTGGCAGCAGGGGTCAGTTTCAGAATCTCGGCGTCTTGGCGCTCGCCCGCCGGTCCCGGCCAGCGGTTGGTGTTCCAGCACAAGGCAAACCTGCGCAGCGCGGTCCGGTTCTTGGCCTCGCCGAGATCGAGGTCTTCGTCCGACAGCTCGACCACGCGCACGCAGTGCGGCGGCATCTTTTCCACGAACACTAGCGCGGCGGCGGTGAACGGCATCTTCAGCTCGCGCAGCACCGTTCTCATTAAGGCGAATTGCTGATCGTACCCAAACTGCTCCACCGTCCGCAGTAGATCGACCCACTGCACGCTGGTGCAAGTCTTGAGATCGACCATCTCGCCGCCGCGGTGCGACGGGATCACGTCGGGTCTGATCTTCAACCAGACCCCGGTCTCCTTGTCCTTCCAAAACCCACTGCGCTCGGCGAACCCCTGCAGCACGCCAGCGCCGACCACGAAGCCGTTCGCGGCCAGCGATTCCGACATGCCGCGGATGGCCTCGATATCGGCGCGCGTGATCCACTCGCGGCCGGCGGCTTCGCAAGCAGCGACCCACGCCTTGGCGTGCTTGGTGGCCAGCTTCCAAGGAATTGGTCGGCCTTGCACGTCCTTGGTGTGGGTAGGCGTGACCTCGAACACCTCGGAGAACGCAGCTTCGCCCATGGCGAGGTGGTGCATGGCGCGCCCAAGCGCGAAGTGGCGGGCGGTCTTCTTGACGATCCGCTTGGTGTTGTAAGGCGATTCCGCCCAGTAGTGCGCGGGCGACTCGATGAATATCTTACGCAGCCCGCTGGAGCTGATCGCGGGCGAGCGGGTGATCTTCGCCGAGTGGTAGAAGTCCAACGGGATGTTGGAATAGATGCCGGGCTCTATGATTGCCCCCTTGCTCCACCTGATCCCCTCTGCAGTTGCCATGAGCTCCCCCTGTTCTGCGTCGCCCGATACTAGGCCAAATCGGCCAGACGTCCAAATTGAACGCCGGAACTTTTCCCCACCCAACGAATCATATAAGCGCGCAACGGGGTGACGCCCGACCGGGGAGGAGTGGATGCTTGCTCGGATCGCGAAGTCGTCTATCGAGTGCCGCGAGGAAGCGGTGGTGGCCAAGCTGCGGGCGGTGCGCGCACGCTCGCCCGAGCTGCGGGTGGAGCACCAGCGTCTAGCCGATAAGTGGACCCAGCTCGCCGCTGCCTTTGACGAGGCCGCGCGCGTGTCCGGTTTTATCGAATGGTCGGCGCAACGCTTGCGCGATTGACCTTCCGTGCTCTACGGTCGTTTCGTCCAGGGCATAGGAGGATTCAATATGGCAAGACGATCTGCAGACGAGGCCGCGCCAATAAAATTGGTCTCCGCCCGAGACCTCAAGGCGCTGGCAGAAACATGTGATGGCTACAAGCGCAAGGCCGACACCGCGCAAGGCAATATGCGGGAGTTGATCGGCGAGTACGTCGAAAAGAAAAACCTGCACAAGCAGGCGTTCAGCACGATCCAGCGGCTGCGGCGTATGGAGCCCGGCGAGCTGTGGCTGTGGAAGGCCCATTTTGACGACTATTGGCATAAGCTCGGGCTCGAGAAAATTGCCAACACGCAAGGCCAGCTCGTGAGCGCTGGCACCGAAGAGGATGAGGTCACGCCGCGCGGTCCTCGCCTCGTGGAAGAGGAAGCCGGAGCCGCTTGACGGAACTACGGGGGAGCGCGCACGTTAGTTCCGCGGCTCCCCCGTGAGTCCCCAACTGCGGGGTGCCTCAAACGGAAGCGCGCCGCAGCGCTGGCAGAGCCCCCCGACCCCACGATGCGGCGCGCACGCTCTCTCACAGGAGGGACGAAATTATGGACACCGATCAGTTAAAAAGTAAGATTCGCGAAGCGCTAGGCGCCGCCGGTATCGGCCGCGAGATCGCCGAGCAGGTCGACCGAATCATTGATAGCGCGAGCGGCCAGAAGCACGAGGCGAAGCTGCAGGCCCTCCAGGATGACGACGATGAGCGCAAGGCCAAGGTGCAGTCACAGCAAGCTCAGCTCCGTACTCAACCGGCCCGCGGCGAACGCGAGGTCCCCGACGACGACGATGAGGCCCCGCGCTCGGTGAAGGCAGCCGAGTCCCGCGCGAAGCCAGCTCGTAAGACCAAGACGGCGCGCAAGAAGAAATAGCGGACAGGGGCCTAACAGGAGCGCCGCGCCTATCGCGCCTCGGATAGGGGGTCATCCCGCCTTACAACAGCGGCTTTTGGAACGATCAGATCAGCGCGCGCGCCGCATCGTGGGCACGCTGGCCATACGCTGGTCTTGCTTCGTTTCCCGCGCCATCCACAGCGAGCGCAGATAACGGGAATTTTTTCAGTTTGTTTGGGCTTCGATGCTGCGAGCATTTCGCCGTGTCCAATGATCGGGTTCAGGTCGAACGATGCAACCGACGCGACCAAATTCGCGCTTGAAAGCGTCGGCGTCGTTACCGAAATAGAAAAACGTCTGCCCTTGTGTTGGCTTTGCCAACGCGCCGCTCGGCTCATAGAAACGGATGCGCCCTTGGGTAAAGCACGCCGCATTCGCAACGGAGATTGCGTCCTGAAACCAAATCGCATCGGTGTAATTATGGGTCAGCGCGATGCAGGACTCGACGCGGCCGGCATTCCATTCGCCTAATAATTTGCCGATGAATCGCCCGATCAATTCTTTCGAGTACGGCGGATTGAGCCAGACCCGGCCGTACCATGGCTGGCGCAATCCATTCTGACGCTTGTCGTAAAATTGCCGGGCCTTGACGGTTTCCTGCGCGAGCCTGCTTGAAGCGGGGTCGGTATCGATGTCGCCGAGCACGGCACGCGCGAGGGAAATATATTGATGCGGCGTGTACCATTCATTTTTGCTGCGAGTCCCGAGCGTGCCGATGGTCGGATGGAATCGACCGCTGACTAACTGCCGGATTTCGTTAGCGCGCGCCAAGTCCTCATGCGTTGCGTTTGGATTAGTAACGATCTCCTCAAGTAGATCGGCTAATTGCCAATTCGATGTCATCCATTGCGCGCCGGTGATCAGTGCGCGCGCAACACGAACACTAAAACCGAGCGCGTCGTGATTGTCTTTCAGCCACCGCAGCCATTGGCCATGGCCGAGTGATTCCTTTTTCTTGAGCAGGCGATTGCCCGCCTCCCTGAGATAAAAGACTCGATCATCGGTCGGGGTTTGTGCGTTTTGATAAAGCAGCCTGATGCTATCGGCCTCTTGATCGAGTTTCATTTAATGCGGACTCCCACGTTTACGGTAACGACGATGATTATCAGCGCCCTCGATCAATAGGCGCGTCATATCGGCCTGATCAGCGCCGGCAAACAATGTTTGCGCGTGCTTGCCATCTGTTAGAATCAAAACAAAACTAGGTGGAAAAAATCCAAGATGCTTTTCGACGACATTGCCGATATCGACGAACATCTGCGCCGTTATGGCGGGATCGACAACAGGGAACGTCTTCATTTCGTCGGTCATACCAACCTCCCCAACGCCTCTTCGATTTCGTTCAGCAGCATCTCACTGTCAGCAGCATCGCCCCAGAACAGCACGCTTGGCTCGGCTTTATCGCCGTCGCCCTCGTCACCCATGATGTAGAATAGCTTGCGTCCATTGGCGTCGAGAACCACACAGTCGGTCCCACTCGTCTGCTTTAACCGCCATGGCTTCGGAAATTTCATTGAAGCCCCCTCCCATCTCTACGCTCCAACTCGGGATTCATCTAATTTGAGGATGTCAATTCTTCCGGACTTCCCGGGGTTCTTGTTGATCTCGTCAGCGAGCACACGGCTAATCAGTTTCGGTTTGTCGTCCGGGTGAATGCGCGGCGCTTTGTTGCCGGCCTTTGCCCACCGCCGGGAAACCAAATCCATGATTTTATTCGGCGGCATACGATGCAGAATGCGACGCACCTGCTCGTCGATGGTCTTGCGCGAGTAGTGATAAAGCCGCGCAACACCGAGCACCATGTAGCCGTGAATCTCGTAGAGGTCTCGCCAGGAATCCTTGAGCGCGAATAACGCCTTGCGCATCGCAGTGCCATCGCCGTCCAAATCCCACGCTTGCACAGCATAGCCGGGGCCACGTAAATGACGTTTGCCGCCCCGCACTAAGGTAAATCCGCAGTCCTGCACTGCTTTAGCGAAACCATGATCCGTGCCGGCGATGCCATAAGCCTGCAGGTTTGTTTCAAGTTTGGTTGGCTCCTTTGAGCGCCGCGAGTTAAACCAAGCGAACAGCAGAGCTTCCTGTTTCGGCCCTTCCAGCTCAAAGATTTCACACCGAACAACGCGCTGTTTTTCACCGCGGCGCAGAATGCCCTGTCGCCGTGATTCACCGTCGCAAACCCAATAGCTGCCGTCAGGGCGACGACTGACTTTGAAAATCCCGAGCAGCGCCTCGGAGAAATTAGACTCAACTTGATGCACGATGCGCTCGCGCGGGCGATCTTGATAACTCATGTCCACGTTAAGCGCCGAGATCGGCAGCTCGACGATCGGTGGTTTCTGATCGAGCACCGATTTCAATAGTTTCATCTCATCGACTGTGAACACCGGCTTAGTCGGCGGCTTTTTTGCTTTCCCATTAGCTTTGCTCATCCTGTGCTCCTATCACTGGAGGAGTTGTACGGGCATTTGCGCAAAGCAGGCGTCGAGGGCGTAGGTGACGTACTTGCGTATTCCTTCAGGATTGATCCGTTCGCGCAGTTCGTCGCCAACTTCCAGAATAGTTTTGCACACTTTGTCGTCGCTCACCCCTATAGCCAGCAACCGCCCGACTCTGGCTTTGTGATATTGCTCTGTGCATTCACAGGAGAAGCTGTAGTTGGCGTGGATGACCGTGCGACCATGTCTGCTGAGGCGAACGCGGATGGCGATCTCCCAGCTCTCGTAGGGGGAACCATCGGGCGCCTCCTCGCCGCACATGCCTTGCGCGATGATCGGCCAGTCCGCTTCAATGATGGAGATCGGGCTGCGATTGGTGAGAGTGATGGTGCGACGCTTCTTCTCAACGACGGCGGTAGCAGGTGTGACTGCGTCCATTGTAGCCTCCTAATGGTGCTGCCTTGGTCCGGCAGCTGGATTCGAGGAGGCTACGGCCGATTAGGCCATTTTGTCAAATAGAGTCTCAAACGACTCACACCGACTGACAGAATTCGCGCACTTCGACCCGCAGTGCGGGCATGTCGGAATAACGCTTGATCACGCGCAGGTCGGCGATCTGGCCGTCGTCCTTCCACACGATCTCATTGAGCGCGTCGCCCACCATCTTACCGAGATTGTCGGCGTCGGGCGTGCCGGTGTGGAGCTTGGCGCCGTTGCGAGCGTCGATCTTCTCGCGCGCGGACCAGCTCGCGGCGATCGGCATGAACGCGTGGATCAGCACCGCCACCGGCTTCTCGGTCGGCGGCTTGCCGCGCAACGTCGCCTTGGCCAGATAGCCGAGGGCGTTGCGCATCTGCATCTCTTCGAAGCCGACGTAGAAGTGAATGTACTGCTGGCCTTGCCGGTCGCGTGCGATCCGCGCTCGCGCCCGTTCCCACGCCCGCGGCTCGCCGGCGAGCTCGAACACGCAGAATGTTTCACGACTAACCTTCAGAGGACCAGCCTCTGGCATTAGCGCCAATTGAACGTCAGGTTCCATTGTGGAGCGCCATGTGACACGGACGACACATCCACTTAACACGCAATGGCTTAGCGTGGTCAGGATGGTGCATTTCTACGTCAAGGCTTCCACATGGGCACGGCTTTGGCTTTAACTTTCCGCGCCGTTTATAAACGCCGGCATATGCTCTGCTAATGCTTTTTAGCCGCTCCTCCTCGTTCGGCTCGTGCGTCTTGCGCCATTCACGCATATAGGCCGCACGGCAAGCTCTGCAGTATCTTTGGCCGGATACGTTGCACAGCTTCCCGCAGCGAGAGCACGTCGGGCCCGCTTCCGCGATCAGCGCGAGCTGGACGTCTGGTTCGGTCACGGTTTACCTACCGGTGGCCAATGGCCGTGCTGGTTGAAGTATGCCACGCGCAGCGCACGAAAGTCTGGCTTGTGATCTTGACAGTACCAGAGCCGCTTGCCGGTTTTCACGAAGCCTTCGAACATCATGTAGATGCCCTGGTTGCCGCAATGGCAGAAGCTCTCGCGCTTGGGCTTGGTGATTTCCGGCATCAGAATCGAAGCGCCCGGTTCTGCCGTCCATTGTTGAGAGCGTTTGTGATTACACGCCTGCGCAGCTTTTCGGGTTGGTCCAATGACTGGAACCAAGCACATACAAAATTCTGCCAGTGCTCGTTGCCAACGATCACATGGGTCAACGAAACCATGGCGCCGTCCACCGCCATCAACTGGAATGCCGTAACATCGTGGCGCGTGTCGATGAATCGTTCGCTGGTGACTGGTACATCGTAGCTGCAGACTGCCGCGATATGTCGCGTGTTGCGGATGAGCGACTGGTAGGTGCCTCGTTGCGCTGGTTGAACGTTGAGCCACGTTCTCTCGACCCCGCGTTCAAGTTCGAACAGGATAATCGCGCCGCAGTTGTCGAGAGCATTGGCCGAGGGTGAATCGATATCGCTCGCTGAGCACCCCCTCGGCAACGGGTTCTCGCCCCTGCGCCAGGACGAGTGATCGAGCATCTTGCTCTGGACGTAAGCGGGGAGGTTTTGGACATCTCCCCAATCTGTCATTTTGGCACCGCTACGAATCCAAGAGCCGCGAAGTGCTGCACAAACCGTGGCAGCGCCTCACCAAAATAAAAGAAGGCTTGTCCCTGCGTCGGCGAGCATGGCACCCCGTCCGGGTCTTCGAACCTGATCCGGTTGGCGGGAAAGCAGATCGCCCGAGCTTGGCGCGCGGCCCGCTGAAACCAAGCGGAATCGGTGTAATTGTGGGTGAGCATGATCGCGGCCGAGACGCGCTCGGAAGCCAGCTCGTCACACAGCTTAGTGACAAAGGCGGCGATCTCTTTCGGGGAGTACGGCGGGTTGAGCCAGACCCGACCGTGCCACGGCTTCGTGAGCCCGTTGTCGATGAGCTTGAAGAACTCGTCCGCCTGCACAGTCTTCTGCGCCACCTCGGAGCTGGCCGGATCGAGATCAATGCTGCCGAGAACGGCCCGAGCTAGTTCGATGTACCTAGCTGGCGTGTGCCATTCGTTGTTGCCGGTACCTTCCGCGCGGAAATTATCGGGATCGGCGAGCTGGGCGGCGATGTATGAGACATGAAGTAGATCGCGGCGATATTTGTTCGGGTTCTTCAACCGGCTCGCCATGCGGGTCTTCTGCACCTTGCCGATGCCGGTGAGCTTTTTGGCCTGCGGCTCGGAAAGAATGGTTTCAGACCCGAAACCATTCTTTTTTGGTTGCCCTACACCGCGGACGCTCTGCGTCCACCAATTAACAAACAGATGCTCATGCTCAATCTTCTGGTCGATAGCCGTTTCGAGGGCGGGCCAATCCTTAATCCGTTTCGCTTCCTCGATAGTGAAAGTCAGCGCGCTATCATTGAGTCGAAACCTCTTCGGATCGAATTGAACCGGGAGTTTGCTTTTCCCGCGGATCAACGCGCGTCGAGGTGACACCATTTCAATCCCCCTTGGTGGTGCGGACTCGCGAATCGAATCAGCGCCCGACTCGCGTCGCAAGCTGGAACTTGAAGTTATCCCCAACGTGAAATTCAACTAGGGGAAAAGTTCGGTGGGGGGACTAGTCAACGTCGGCAGAATCGTATGGGCTGATCGCCGAAACGAAAGAAGGTCCGGCTTCGTCCCCGGACCTTCTTAAACTAGCAGCGAGTGCGAGGCGCTGCATCACGCGACAGCATCTGAGGTGCCGTCATGAATCTAGATACCAAATTTCCACAGATTCGCAAGCACTACGGCGCATTCGTTGCGTCTGATACCACACGTAGTGGGGATAACTTCTGACCGGGCCGCTGGCGAGAGCTGGCGGCTTTTGCGTTCTGGTGCCCGGCTTTGCCGACTGAGCACAGGAAGGTGGCGTAGCGTGAGGAACGGGCTGGCCGATCCCAACCGATCATCGGCCGAAGACTCCCGCCGGTAACCCGACGGCCCAAAGGTCTTGCTCGACCGAGGGACAAACGACGTGGCGTCCAAACCCACGTGCTCGCTCGCGGCGCTTGCGTAAGCATCCAAGCGGATCGAGGTGAGCCCCCTGCAGGCCTAGCCTGCGCATATCCCGAGCTGCTGACCCGGCAAGAGGGTGGGTAGCGAGCTGGCCCCTCGAAAAAAGGGCGGGGCGATAAACCGGGAGTGGAAGCTGAGCACCTACAAGGAGCGTTCCGTGTCGCTCCGTTTCTGTCGTTTCGCCACGGTGCCTTCCTGCTCTCTCAGGAAGGCAAGTAAGGGCGAAGCGGTAGGGTAGGAAGAACGGGTCCGAGAGCTATGGGGTTTGACCATGAAGGTGCTCCGCGCCGACCAGACCGAGACGATTGAGAACGTGCGAGCGGCGGTGCGTGAGAGCGAAACGAAGCGAGTGATTGTGCAAGGCCCGACTGGCAGCGGCAAGACGGTAATAATGGCCGATATCGTTAGCAAAGCGAGGGACAAGAATAAGAAGGTAATGATCACAGTGCCGGCGATCTCACTGATCGAGCAGACGGTGATCGCGCTGGCGGCGCAGGGCATCATGGACGTCGGGGTGATCCAAGCGCAGCACCCTATGACGGACTGGTCGCGGCCGATCCAAGTGGCAAGCGTGCAAACGCTGCAGCACCGTTGGAAAGAGGGAAAGATGCCGGCGGCCGAGGTGGTGTTAGTGGACGAGGTCCATCGCCGGTTCGACTTGTTTTCAAAATGGCTGGTTGACCCGAAGTGGTTGAAGATTCCGTTCATAGGGTTCAGCGCGACGCCCTGGTCGAAGGGGCTCGGCGTATTGTACGAGCGGTTGCTGGTAGCGAGCACGATCACAAAACTAATTACTCAAAAGGTGCTGGTGCCGTTCCGTACGTTCGCGCCTGATACGCCTGATCTCTCGGGGGTGCGCTCACAGAATGACGCCAACGGTACGAGTGACTTCGTGGCGGCTGATCTTGAAGAGGTCATGCGGCCGAAGAAGTTGGTGGCGAACATCGTAGAGGCGTGGCGCGAACTGGCGAATGGTCGGCCGACAGTGTGCTTCTGCTGCTCGCGAGCACATGCCGAGCAAATAGCGATGGAGTTCAAGGCGGCTGGTGTTGGCGCAGAATATTTGGACTGCGACACGCCATTGGCGGATCGTAATGAGGTCCGGCGCCGGATGCTGCGCGGCGAGGTTGAGGTTGTAACAAATTGCGAAGTGATTGGCGTCGGTGTGGATTGGCCTGAGGTGTCCTGCATTATCTACGCGCGGCCGACGATGAGCGACATCAGGTTTTGCCAGAATATCGGGCGTGGATTGCGCGCCACCGAAGGCAAGGAAGATCTTCTGATTTTAGACCATTCCACCACGACGCAGCGGCTCGGGTTCGTGGACGAGGTCTACAATTATCACAACGGTTTAGACAACGGGAAGCAGAAGCCGGAGAATGTGCAGGGCGTGCTGCTGCCGAAGGAATGTCCAGCCTGCCATCTTTTGAAGCCACCGCGGACCGCGGTCTGTCCGCACTGTGGCCACAAGTGCGAAGCGCACGCCAAGCCGGTGCCGGTTGAGCGGGGGACGCTGCGAGAGGTTTTCTCCAAGAAGAATCAAATGGACGAGCTACGGAAGAAGCTGCCGGATCGGGAATATGTGTTCGGCCAACTGGTCTGGTGGCAACGGAAGAAGGGCTATAAGCCGGGCTGGGTGAATATGAAGTTCAATGAGATTTATGGGGTGAAGTTTCCACGCTTCGATCTGGACGAGCGCAAGGTCAGCGCACCGATCCCCGAGTTGGTGACGTTGCTGTACCTAATGACTGAGGAGTGGAAGAAGGAGCAACGCAACAAGGAGCGCCGCCGGAGCAATGGTGGGGCGCAAGCGCCGTCGCCTCCCAAGGGTGCCGTAGCGGCGGTGAGTAGGTTCGCCAAGCAATGGGAGGACTTTCGATGACAGAACGGCTCGGCGATGCACCGATCGACCCGGAGTACCGGAGAACGATGAACTCAATCATGGGAATCCTGGACGAGGCCTTTAACCCTGGACAGGTCGGTAAGGATCGCAAGGTTGGTCTAGTGCTGCTGGTGTTCCCGTTCGGCGAGGCCGCGAATGGCCGTTGCAACTACATATCGAACGGCGCGTCCCGCAAGGACATGATCGCGCTTCTGCGCGAGCAGGCTAACCGGTTCGAGGGCCAACCGGAGATGAAGGGAACAGCGTGACCCTGGACCAGCTCGCGCTGAACTTGGCGGAGGAGCTGGAGCGCATCGCGGAGCGGCCGGACGTGCGGACGCGGGAGCGATGTGTCGAAATATACCGGCAGCGGATCAGGCACGTGCTCGGGTTGGCGTGGAGGATGGGCAAGCGGAGCGACGAGGATGAATGAGCACGTAAGCACGTTCTCGAGTTGTTTTCAGCCGGTGAACTGGGCCTACCAGTACCCGGCGCGATGGGATCGAGCTGACCGCGCTTGGGTGCCGCCGAAGGCGTTGCCGTGGTTCTACACGTGCGACCCGATGTATTTGCTTGGCTGGTTGGCGCTGCGGGTGTTTGCCGTCGAGGCCGTCGTGGCTGGGTTGTTCTACGGATCGCGAGTTCTGTCATGAGGACCAGGGCAACGGGACCGATCATCAACTCATCAAAGGCGGCGTACCGCAAAATGCTAGACGATCTGGTGGAGGAAGCTGCCGAGCGAATACGCGCTTTTCGCTGTTCATGCCAGATCGCCGATCACGTCTCGGGCGAATGCTTGATGCGAGGGAAATGCAAAGAACGTGCGATCGGAAGCTGCGGAGGGATGGAACAATGAGGATCGAAGCGAGGACGGCAAAGGCCGAGCAAGGGGTTCTGAAGGCGGAGCGGTTGCTGGCGGCGGCCATGAGGCAAGGAGACCGGCTTGCGGACCTATGGGCCAAGAACGCGGTGGTGGCGGACTGCTACTGGCGGTCGATGAAGGCGGCGGTGATCCTGATCGACCGCGGTAACGTCGACGCGGCGCGGCGAGTGCTGGAGAAGGCGTTGGAGCGGGAGGGCCGCCGTGGGGCTCGGCGCTGATCGGCGGCGTGCGCTCCTGATCACGATCAGGAACGAAATCTGGAAGGTCGCCCCTAATCTGTCGGCCGTTGAGGCTGGGATGGCTGCCCAAGCCATTTTAAGGGCCCTAGGGCGCGATCCGCTCGGGACCCTGGCTGATTGCCCTACCCCGAGCTGCGCTTGCTGGCTATGTGTCCTACGGGCCCACAGCGAGGTTGTATACCATCAGGTGGTCATGCGGGTAGCGCGGGAGGCAGCGCAGGAGGTGGATTAATGGATTTCAAACGGATCGAGCTTCGCCAGGATGACAAGTCGAAGCAATGGCTTCCATACATCGACGGCGTGATGATGGACGGGGTGATCAAGGTCGAGGTCATCAACGAGAGAGTGGGCAACCGTATATACATCACGCTAGACAGCAGCATGGTCTCGTGGCCGCAGGTCAGAGTTTATGGGCACAGCTCTTGACGTTGGCTATTGGCGCGTACCGTGCGAGCGAGACGACGGCTCCATGTTCGAGCTCAAGGTCCGCAAGGGCTCCAATCCTCCCGAGATGGAGCTGAGGTTGGAAGCGCTTGAGAAGGCGATGGACGAGGTAGTGGAAAGGGTTCGCAATGGACAACGTTCCAGAAGTGATCGTTGACGACGTGCTCGAAGTGAAGGCAGCGCTCGGCGGCAACGTCGAGGCTGCGGAGGCGTTCCAGCGTGTGATCAGCTACTACGCATCGCTGCGTCACCTGGACGATGAGCGCCGGCGAGCGATCGAGCAGAACCTCGCCCGCTACGTCAACGAACAACTCGAGAAGGCGATGGTGCCTGTTCAGACCGCGGTTCAAAACATGTGGAACCACTCAGAGCTGCTGGCGACGGAGAAGACTGTTCAAGGTGCAGGCAAGGCAATAGCCGGCGCTGTGGTCGAGAGCCTGAAGCAGGTGCAGGACCAGTTAACGCTGATGAGCAGCCGCACGGAGGGCGTGGCCTATGCGCTTGATGAGATCGAGGAGCGGGTGAAGGACATCGGCGGCGACATCAGCATCAAGGTTACGCAGAAGCCGCGCAAGAAGGCCAAGCCGGTGACGATCCTCGGCCGCATGATGGGTAAGTCCGACGACAAGGAGGAGCCGAAGGAATGACGATCAAGGCGAGACTTCCCAACCTGTTTCGGATGTCAGGAGTCACCGACTCCGAGGCAGGTGATTATAGTCTGGGATCGTTTGGGATTACTTTGGCGGCAGGAGGTCAAGGAATGAGTAACACCGATTGGCGCCTGCAGATTGAAACGCTGTTGGAGCGCAAGGCCAGCATCGACAAGCGCAACAAGGAAGCTGGCACGAACGTCGTCAGCCATGAGTTCTGGCTGGTCGATGCGGTCGAGCTGTTGCTGCGGATCGAGTTGGGGGAGAAGTGATGGCGAAGCAGCCGGCGGAGACGGTCAAGGTCTGGCCACTGGACGAGATCGTTCCTTACGAACGGAATCCGAGGACGCACCCGGACGCCCAGATTGCACTGCTGGCGCGGCTGATGAAGGAACACGGCGTCGACCAGCCGATCGTGGTCGATGAGCACGGCGTGATCATCAAAGGCCACGGCCGGCTCAAGGCCGCTCGCCTCGCCGGCATGGACTCGTTCCCGGTGGTGATCAAGCGCGGGCTGACGGAAGACCAGAAGCGGGCCGAGCGGATCGCTGACAATCAGATCGCGCTGCTCGCTTCCTGGGACCTCGACATGATCAAGCTGGAGCTGGGCGAGCTGACCTTGGCCGGCTATGAGCTGCCGCTGTTGGGCTTCGACCAGACCGAGCTGGCCGGCTTCCTTGATAGCAACGAGGGGCAGACCGATCCGGACGCGGCGCCGCCGTTACCTGATAAGCCGATCGTGCGTCCCGGCGAGCTGTGGTTGCTTGGTAAGCACCGGCTGCTCTGCGGTGACTGTCTCGATCAAAAAGACATAGAGCGCCTAGTTGGCAACGCGCGGCTCGATCTGGTTTTCACCGATCCGCCCTACAATGTGGACTATTCCAGCCAGGGCCGCACGATCGAGAATGATAATCAAACGGACGCGGCATTTGAAAAATGGTTGTCTGAGGCGTTTCGGATTATCGCTCTCGTGATGAAGCCGAACGCTTGCATTTATGTGTGTCACCCGGATTCAGCGAGCGCGCCGAAGCTGGCGTTTGAACATGCGTTTGCAGAGAACTTCAAAAAGTCGTCGACGATCATCTGGCTGAAACAAGCGGCAGCTATGGGCTGGCAGGATTATCGCGTGCAACATGAGCCGATTTTGTACGGCTGGCGCGAGGCGAAAAAGGGCAAGCATTACAATTCCGGCGATCGAGCCAAAACTACGGTATGGCCGTTGAGCCGCGAGGTCAGCTATGTACACCCTACGCAGAAGCCGGTCGTTTTGGCCGAAGAGGCAATTTTGAATAGCTCAAAAGCCTCTTGGAACGTGGGGGACTTTTTTGCTGGATCGGGATCGACGTTGATTGCCTGCGAACGATCTGGACGGAAGTTCTTCGGGCTCGAAATTGATGCTCGCTTCTGCTCGGTAATCATCGAGCGATGGGAGGACTTCGTTGGATCAGATGCAACTCTGGAAGGGGATGGACGAAGCTACAAAGCGATATGCGCCGATCGGGAACGTGACCGACTTGGAGCTGGGAAAGGCCGCCGAGCATCTAGTGGTCGCCGATCTGATCCTGCAGGGGTACCGAGCATATCTCAGTGATCAGGGGTTACCTTATGACGTGGTGGTCGATTTAGGTGGTTGGCTGATTAGACTGCAGGTGAAAGCGACGCGCTGTTTGCGCTCGGTGCCCCAGCGATCGCAACGGCTGGAGAGCTACCTGTTTCACACGCGCCGAGCGGGCAAGGGAGGGAAGCGACGATATTCTGCAGCCGACTTCGACATGCTTGCGCTGGTCGCTCTTGACGTTCGAGTCGTGGCTTACATGCCGTTCGTGGCGACCATTCCCGGCTGCTTGTATTTACGTCCAATCGGAGCGCAGCCAGCGAAGCATGCAACGCGGATCAAGAACATCGACGGGTTTCCCTTTGCGAAGGCGGCGGAGGCCCTAGGGCCAGCGAAGAAAGAGTGGCGGGAAATGTGGGGTAAGCCATTCGACTGGGAGAACGAAAAAAGGGGCCGCGCTGAGGCGGCCCCTGCCGATTAGGCTCGCAGCTTCAACTTGCGTCGAAGCCGGCGGGCGTAACCATCGCGGACGACGCCGCGCGAGACTTTGCGCGGGTGGGTATAGACCACCTGCCTGACCCGCTCGCCATTCCTAATGAAGGCGACGATGGCATATTTGGTCCGGCCGGATTTGCTGGTGCGGACTTCTCCTAGCTTAAGTTTCATAGGCGGGGCACCCCCCATGGATCATCCGGATCAAATCCGAATTCGCAAATCTGGCCTACTTTTTCGCCGCAGCCATACCAGCTCGCCAAGCGCTCGGCTTCCGCGAGCTTGGCTGGATCAGTCTCGCGATCCAGATATTCAGAGACCGCGTCGAAGCGGGGCGAGTCGGCGCCCCAGTTTCCTTGCCAGCCCATGAGCGGAATATCTGCCGGGCCTTTTATAGCTATCATTTCCAGCCTTCCTTCCTTGCTTGCTCGGGCCTTGCGCCGGCCCGCAATTATTATAGGCCAATTCGGCCGTCGAAGTCTAGACTTTTTCGGCGAGCGCGCGCTTAATAATGAGCGCGGGGCGCCCGCAAAGGAAAGGAAGGAAGGCGAATGGCTTATTATTGGAGCGCCGATTGGCGCGCGGGCGGCGGCGAGCTTCTAGCCGATGGCCCTTATGAGTCTCTGGAAAAGATCGCTCTTGATCTGGGCTTGGAAGAGGACTTCCGGGAAGCGGCCAGCCCGGAGGAATGGATGCAAGCAGTCAATTCCGGCTCCCTCGGCATAGGCCCGCCGAAAATGTTCATCGCAAGCGAAAAAGATCGGGCAATCCTTGAGCGACTCGCCGAAGAGATCGGAGTCAATGATCCCGCTTTAGCGGGCCAGATCGCCGCGACTCTCGAATAGCGCGGGGCAAAAAAGGGCCGCCTCTCGGGGCGGCCCCCAGTCCTTTAAGCGAGCCCCCATCGGCCGCGTCCGATATGAATAAACGCGGGGGAAGTTTGCAGCCGCTCGCGGACAGACGCGCGCCATGTGGGCGGCAGAGATCGCCCGGTTGCAACGCGAATCGTTCCATAAGTGATGTAGAGGTCTTGGAGCCTCGCTTCGCCACCATGCACGCGAAGAGCGCGGGCGATATCGTCGTTTAATCGTGTCGTCATGGGTCCTTCCTCCATTGGTTTTTGGTGTTGTATCGGGCGCGAGCGATTTGCTGCTGCACCTTGCGGGGCACCTCGCGAGCTTCGATGAGCTGGAGATCGGCCACCTTGCCGGTGGGGGATTCCCACCAGACAAGGCGCCGGCCGCGGCGTTGCTCGGCGACGTAGCGAGGCGTGCCGGGCTTGCGTTTGCTGAGGTAGATCACCGAACGGCTCCGGCGACATACTGGATCGGGGCAAGGATCGGCCGGGCGTCGAGGCTCCAGCGGCGGTGATGGCCGGAGAACGTGATCACGATCAGGGTCAGCAGCGAGAGGCAAAGCCATGCCAAGAGTTTCTCGGTTAGCATTTCCAAGGTCCTTTGGTTTCTGTTGTTTCAATCACCATCTCGACCGTGATGCCGTAGCGGACCATGACTTTGAGCAAGGCCGCCACGGCGAACGGGATGGGTGTTCCTCCCTCTGCGAACCGCCTCGCTGTCCGATCGTTGACGCCGAGGAATCGCCCGGCGCCGTTGATCGTGAGCGAGAGCATCTGCAAGTGGAGTCGGTATTCGTCCGCGGTCACTTGGCTACCGTCTTTGATCGGGGTTCGTAGAGGACTGAAGCGTCGAGCAGCATCTTCTCGACGTAAGCGCTGGTCCGCTTGAACACGCTGAAGAAGTGCTCCTCTTGCATCTTTTCCCGCGGGGTCTCTGCCGCGATCAGCATGCGTGCGCCAGCCTCCGCGAAGGCTTCCGTAGGGTCGCTGAAGTAGTATTTCGTCCACGGCTTGATCACCGTCGCGTCCGCGGGGGAAAGCCGCGCCAGCGTGGCTTCGTGGTCGCGTTGGTCTGCCTTCCATGCTGCGATGAAAGCGGGCGCGTCGGAGTGGTACCCGAACTGCACGTATCGGCCGTCGCGCCTGTTGGGGATGCGCGGGTCACCGTCGAACAAGTGCATCATCTCGTGCAGAACGGATTTGCGCTGCCAGTATGGGGAATCCGCCTTCATGCCCGCTTCGATGAACACGATCGAGCGCGGCTGAGTGCCCGGCACGCCTTTGATCGCGATGCCGATAAACGCGCCCGGCTTGCTGTACTTGGTGACGTCGCCGGGCGTCATGTTGAGAGCTTTGCGGAACTGGGGCACGGTGGCGTTGTCCTTGATGACGACGACTTTGGGATTTTGCATCCTTGTCTTGAGTGCGGTTGGCGCGGCTTCGTACCAGCTCGATATCTGGCGGGCGTAGACCGGATCGGAGTTCGTGAATACTTCGACGGCGAGCGCAGGGGGTGACAGCGCCGCCGCAAATGCGGCAGCGTATGCTAAGGCTTTCATGTCGTTCTCCTGGGCTTAGAGCTGCCCTTGGTTGCTGGTGCCTCGGAATGAGCACCGTCGAGGGCCGCGCGCGGCGGCCCTCTGCGGTGATCACTGCCGAATGGCCACGATGCGCTCGATTGCATCGCTGAGCGTTTCGCCCGGCAGCAGCTGGTCCTTGATCTCTTCGAGGGTTTCGATCTCGAACGGGACGTCCCAAGTGCCGTCCGCGTTGCGAGTCCCGGTTGGCCTGAAGGCAAAGCCGGGGCTAACATTGGCGCGCAGAATTTGCGCCGCGCGGTCGGAGATGCGGACGATGGTGGTGGTGCTCATAGCAAGGTCCTTCTTTTTATGCCGCAGTGAACAAGTCGAACTGCTGCGGCTCGCAGCTCGGTATCTTGAAGGGCTCGCGGACGACGTAGCCCGCGGCTTCTAAAAGCCAGATCGCCTGCATATTGCTGGTCTCGATATGGCCAAGCAGCGGGCGCTTGGTCTGATGCTCGGCCTCGGGGCCGGCGCTGGCCTGAATCTTATCGTTGATCCGCTTGGCGAATGCGGGGATGTCCTCGCCGCTGGTGCGGCGCTGGCGGTTATGATTGATCGCGAGGTTGGTGCTGTCGGAGCTGTCGAACGGGTAGAGGTGCGCCATGCTCTGCGCCCGCATCATGTGGATGCGCGGGCGGATGAAAGCGCCCTCGCTCTCGGCTTCCCACTTGTCGATGGCGGCGAACGCCTCGGTGATCCGGGCGTGCCAAGCCGGGCAATTCGGGCTGGCGTACTCGCCGCTCGATCCGAACCCAACGTAACCGAAGCCCTCGCAAAGATGGAGCAAGTAGGAGATCGGCTCATGCATGTGCCAGATCGGCATCGTGCGCTCGGAGTCGAAATCGAACATGGCCATGGTCTCGCAGACGAGCTGGGCGTTCTGCTCATGCGTGCCGTCGATAACGTCCGGGAGCACGATCACCGCTTGCGGGCAGCGGGCGGCGATGTCGTTCGCCCACTCGGCGAAGCCCTCCAAGTAGCTCTCGTCGTTCATGGTATCGGTGCCGGCCTTCCAAGCGCTGTAGGCGCCGTTATCGACCAGCAAAACGCCGTCGCCCTGGCCGACCAAGCGGATCGCCTGATCGAGCTGCTTGCCCAGCTTGTCGCGCGTGCCGTAGGAGACGCAAAACGACGCGCCGCTGAGGGCTTCAAGCGCTGAGGTGGGGCTGAGCGGGAGGCCATAGATCGTGAGCTTATTCATGGCGTGGTGGCTTTGGACCTTGAGGGGGGGGAGGGGCGCCGATGGCGCCCCCCGGTGCTTTCACTTGCCCCAGTAGCGGGTGGGCTGACCGGGCTTCTTTTCCTTGCGGAGCTTCAAGCCCGCGGCCGTGGCTTGCTGCGGCATGGAGACCGAAGGCCAGCCGGTCGCGGCCAGTACCTCGGCTCCGGTGCAGCCGCTGGAGCGCGTCAGAAGGGCTACGATCGCTTTCAGCTTGTCGCCCCGCCCCTCACCAGCCGGCTTGACCTTGGGGGCCTTGGCGGGCTTCGCCTTGGCCTTGGCGGGGGCCTTCGGGGCGGCCTTGGCCTTGCGATTCAGCAAATCCTGAAGGAGCTTCGGGCCGGGAGAGCCGGAAGCGGGGCCCTTGGCCGGCTTGCTGGGCTTGGAAATCGAGGTCCGGACCCGCGGGGGCGGCACGCCGATACGCTCGCCCTTGGCCCGCTTGGCGGCCGGCTTCGGGGCGGTCTTGGGCTGGGTCTTGGGCTGGGTCTTGGGCTGGGGCTGGGTCTGGGTAGTCATAGGGGTAGGTCCTTTTTCTGCGGCGCTGGCCGGGATGGCCGCGCTTTTCGGGGGTTCCGGGGGCTTCCTGGGCTCTTTCGCCGCCTTCAGAAGGAATTCCGGGATATCGTCGAGGTCTTTGGGATCGTCCATTTTTCCCTCGTTTTCAGCGGCCGAATTGGCCGGCCCCGGTCACTTAGCGTAGCGTCGGGGGATTGCAACGGGAATCTGCCTATCCCCAGCCGGAATCTCTACGTCCTTAGTTATGGTTGCGACGGCGGCCAAATTGGCCTAGTACGGAACCCATGGCGAGGCCGGTGCGGGCCCTTTGCCAAGCGGGCCGAATGGCCCCTTTCCGCGCCGGCCCTCGCCCGCAAAAAGGAGCGTAGGGATATGAGTGCGAATCTCGACAATGATCTAAACGATAGCCTGGACGATCTGCTCGGCGGCGCAGTGGTCCCTAATACGGCTCGCCCGACCCCGCCCGCGTCCTATCAGCCTCAGACCTATTTCGAGCCCTGCGGCAAATGCCGCGGCACCGGCCAGACCCCATGGGGCGTTTGCTTCCGTTGCAAAGGCAACAAGGGCAAGACCTTCAAGACCAGCCCGGCCGCCCGCGCCAAGGCGCAAGAGAGTTCGATTGCGCGCAAGGAGCGCCAGATGGTCGAGCGCAAGAACGAGCGCGAGACCTGGGAGGCCGCGCACAAGGCTGAGATGGAGTGGCTGCGCGCAGCAGCTCGCAAGAATGACGAACGCGGCGGCGGCTTCGATTTTCCAATCAATATGATCAACGCGGTCAATCGCTACTTGGCCTTGACCGACAATCAGCTCGCCGCGGTGCGCAAGCTCATGGCGCGGGACGCCGAGCGCAATGCAGCGCGGGACGCCGAGCGCGCAGCTCGCGAGGCCGCAGCTCCAGCGGTCGACGTTTCCAAGCTGGAGGCTGCTTTTGACAAGGCGAAGGCCAAGGCCCGCAAGGCGGGTGCGATGGGCATCAAGCGCCTGCACCTCCGCCTCCAGTCTGGCGAGCACAGCCTTTCGTTTTCGCCGGGTTCACCGGGCTCGCAATGGGACGGCATGATCTTCGTGCGCGAGGCTGGCGCCAACGGCGAGAAGCTCGGCTCGGTCAAGAACGGCAAGTTCACGCGCCGGTTCGCTTGCACCGATGCGCAGGAGGCAGCGATCCTCGACGCTTGCACCGATCCGCTCAAGGCGGCGCTGGCTTACGGCCAGAAGTGGTCCGCTTGCGCAGTGTGTGGACGCGAGCTGACCAACGACGGTTCAATCGAGCGCGGCATCGGGCCGATCTGCGCCGGCAAATATGGGTGGTGATCATGGATCAAAAACTAATCACGCGGAACGTCTGTCCGCCGATCTCAGATCGGCGCTTCGACTGGGTCGCCCACTACGACGGCGATGAACTTCACGCTGGCTGGGGTGCAACGGAAGCGGAAGCAATCGCCGACCTGCAGCGGCTCGATCAGGAGCGTGCCGAAGCGGACTTGATGGAAGAGGAGGGCTGGACATGAGGACGGTAGTTGAATCCCCGAACGCGCAATTCCGCCGCGAGGCGGGCTTGGGCCCGATCAGCCGCTCGCGCGTCGGTGCGGGCGATTGGATGAAGCTGAGTTGCGGCGACCGCGTTCGCGAGCGCGACGGGCGTCATATCGGGCGGGTGCAAGCGATCCACTGGAGCCGCACCGTGGTGATCCAGTGGGAAGATTCTGGCTGGCTGAGCGAGCTGGCATTGAACGAGATCGAGCGAGTGAGGGACCAATGACTATGAATCGTCCCGCGGATTTCGCGGAGCATGAGGCCAAGCTGCTCGCATGGGCGGCGGAGAGGAAGCGAATCAAGATCGCGCTCGACCTTGCCGACGCCGAGCGCGATCAGGACGCGGTCGAGGAGTTGGAACGCGATCTGGAGGTTCTGTATTGGGCGCGGCCGGTGAGGGAGTGCGAATGAGCTGAGCCGGACGGGCGCGATGACCGGCACTCGGGGCTCTGCAAGCCCGGCAGCATCCCCAACACCCCAGAGGGTAAAAATGAAGCCGACCAAGTTCAAGTTGTTCAAAATGGAGGATGGGTCAGTGGTTCTGCGCGGCTACTCGCCGATGGCTACCGGCGGCTATTTCAACGTCGAGATTATCAAGCGGCAGCTCGCGGGCGGATCGCTCGCGGGGGTGCGCAATCATGCCCGGCACCTCGCCAAGGCATGGAGCGTGCCGTTGGAAGACAAGCTCGCGTAGGCGGCAGCGCAGGCGGCATCCGCAGTGGTGCCGCTCACGCTGCGGCCCGCACCCGCAGCGGGGGTGAGGCCGGCCGGTTGTCCATCGCAGTTCAATCGGTCGGCTGAGCCTTCGAACCAGAAAAGGACGAGGAGCTGCAATGACCGATAGCCGTATTGAGCTGAGCCTGCCGCAAGCGGAAGCCTTGCATGTGCTCATGTTGCTGGACGCAGATCATTCCGAGAAAGGCACGCCGCTATCGAAGTCGGCGGCCAAGAAAGTTTGGCAGCACCTCGTCGATGCCGGCGTGCTGCACGGAGACGACAAGCGATGAGCAAGCCGCCCATCACCGCGCGCGAGCTGATCGAGTTCGCCGCGCCCAAGGCCGCGGAGATGTTCGAGAAGACCGGTGAGCTGCGGCCGCTCTGGCACGTCGTTTGCGCCAACGGCGAGCACGGCATCATTGCTGCGCCCATGGGCAGCGGGCCCGAAAAGGACATCGTCGCTTTCGCCATGCGCGAGGCGATGAAGCGGTTGGACGCCGTCGCCTGCCTTTTCATGTGCGAGAGCTGGATACGAAGCGCCAAGCCGGGTGACGCGGACTTTGACGAATTTGAGCACCGGAGGGACCTTGGCCGCGATCCGAAGCGGCAAGAGTGCCTGTGGTTTTCGGCTGAGGACGCCGAGGGCAATGTCACAGCCTGCCAGATGATCGAGCGCCCCGAAGGGCCAGACGGGCCGGGGCGACTGCAGCCGCTCAAGATGTTGGACAGGGTGGGCCGCTTGGAGGGGCGGTTCGTTGGAATGCTGCCAGTGAAGGGAAAGGGACACTGACATGGACGACGAATTCATAGCCCTGAGCCGAGCTGTGCTCGCGCTCTGCAGCGAGATGGCCCCCGCTGGGGCCGAGGGGGAGGCGATCTCAACGCGTGCGATCTGCACTGCGCTCGCGTGCAAGATCAGTGCGGCCAAGGACCCCGGTCTGATCCTGGCGCTGGCGATCCGTGATCTCACCGAGGCCGCCATGCGTGGCCGGCAGCTGCCGCCACCTCGCCGCCGGGCACGCTGCCGCACGATCGGAGCGCGCCATGCTGTGCGATGAGCTGGCGGTCGATCGCGCCTCTGCAAGCGGCATGCTGGTCGGGCCGGTGATCGAGCGCATAGGCAAGGCGCAAAAGTTCGTTCTCTCGGCAGAATGCGCTGCGGTCGCGGACGCCTTGTCCTCCGACTATACCGGACTGGTGCGGGCGTTCGAGCACTGCCGGCTTCCGTTCCGCGAGACCTGGATTGAGTTTGTGCATATTGAGCGGCCGAATTTCTCGGCGGCGCAAATGCACGCGCCGGCTTTTCAGGTGCAGCCGCGCCGCGTGGGCTACTTGCTGTCGGCGACGCGCGACGATCTGAGCGCGTGGCGGGCGCACATGCTGTGGTCGATCCCGAATGGACAATGCTCGGCGGCGTCGTTGGCCATGGACTTCGACATGACTGCGCCACTGACTTCCGAAAAGGCGCTGCCGAGCGTCGAGGACGAGCGGGCGGAGCGGCAGCGCATGGCCGACCAAGGTCTGCTCAACATGGATATCGGGCCGCACCCTGGTTGGACGCAATCAAGCGAGAGCGTCAAGCTCGCCATGTTGCGGCACACGAATCCGTGCCGGGCGGATTACGACATGCCGCTGCCGATCGGCATTCCGAAGCATCGCTGGCGCGAGTTCTACGAGGCCATGGCCACCCTGGCGCGGGCGGACTGGGCGGGGGAGCCGAGCTATTTGCTCGCCGTGATCGGCTTGCTCAATGCGCGCAATGCGGTGGACCTGCACCAGACCGATCTAAGCCGGCTCAACAAGGCGCGGCGCAAGCGCGGGGTGCTGCCGTTGTTCGAGCACAAGGTTCTGCACATCGCGCACCGGCAAGCAAAGCGCGTGTATGCGCTGGGCGAGAGCCGCGGCGACCATACGCCCATGCGCGGTCATTTCGTCCGAGGTCATTTTAAGACAAGAAAATCCGGAGTTTATTTTTGGAGTCCGCATGCTCGCGGCGACCTAGCACGGGGTCGGATCGAGAAGGAATACGAGCTGTGACGTCGGTGCCGATGAAGCGACGGGGACGACCGCCGCTGCCCCGCGGCGAGGGCAGCATGGCACCCTCGCACTGCCCTCAAGGGCATGCGCTCACGCCAGACAATCTTCGCTTTAAGAAGCGGGGTGGCAGCGCGAGCAAACGGTGGGCGTGCCGACGTTGCCATACCGAATACACCAAGCGCTGGCGTTTAGCCCATCCCACCAAAAAACGAATGGCGCGCAATTTGCGGTTCGTCGCGTTCGTACAGTTCTTTGCGTCCAACGTGAAACAATGGAGGGGGGGAATGAAAGTTCTCAAGACTGATCCGGCGCGCCTGCACCTCGACGACAACACCGGAATCATTGTGCGGGCGCTGGTGGATGGTCGCCCGGCGAGCGTCGACATCGCCTGTCTCGACAAGGAAAGTCTGCACGACTGGCTGCGCTCGCGCGGCGGAAATAACGAATGGGCAGAGCATGTCGTGATGCTGCTGCTTGGGCACGAATGGGAGGACAAGAAATGAAGGGCACGATCCTTGTGTACCGGCCAGGAACGACAATTCCAGAGGTTCGGGAGATCGACGGTTCGCCTACGCTCGACGTGCTCAAGGCCGGGATTGGAGGCGGTCACATTGAGATTGTCCCGTACTTCAACACGATCCAGCACGGCAAGAAGCAGCATCGATGCGTTGCGTTCTGTGACGAGAACGGAAAGCTGACTGGCCTGCCGATGAACATGCCGGCGACCAAGCTTTGGGACAATGCGATGCGTAAGGCTGTCGGTTGCGGCGCTTCGCCTGACTTTCTGGTCGGGGACATCGCCGTTGTGTTCGGTGACGAAGCATTTATGGAGGCGCTGTGATGCAGAGGCAATGCGGGGAATGTTCGCTGTGCTGCCGCTTGGTGCCGGTCAAAGCACTGCGCAAGGGAGCTGGCGAGCGCTGTCAGCACCAGCGCCACACCGGCTGCGCGATCTACGCCAAGCGGCCGATCGACTGTGCGATCTGGACGTGTCGCTGGCTGTCGAATGACGACACGGCCGACCTGCGCAGGCCTGACCGCTCGCACTACGTCATCGATCTTGTCCCGGACTTCATCCAGATCGAAAGCGAGGGCGTAAAGAACGACATCCCGGTCATTCAAGTGTGGCTCGATTCGGCCTACCCGGACGCCCACGAAGACCCAGCGCTTCGCGCTTACCTCGAGCGGCGTGCGCGCGAAGGCTATGTCGCCCTTGTGCGAACCGGAGCGCATGAAGCGTTCACGATCTTCGCTCCGCCGATGGTGTCTGACCATCAATGGCACGTCGTCATGCACGGCACCGAAGCACCGGAACACACGACTGAGGAGATCGTAGCCAAGCTTGCCGCGCTCGGGAGGATGGGATGACTGGTTGGAACGAGATCAAGGCGGCGCTTGACCGCGCCGAGAAGGAGATCGCGCGGCTGCATGCCGAGAACGCCGAACTGCGGCTGGGGCAAGCGGTGCCCGGCTATGCCGAGCAGCGGCTGCACGATCCCGGCAACCACCTGCGGCGGATCGACCATATATGGGCCTTCCTGAGCCTTGACGAGGCCGGTGAGGGGGTTTGCGCCGGGCCGCTAGGTCCATACCCCTTCGTACCCTTAATCGCTGCAGACCCCGCCCAGCTGGCCCAGCTGGGCCCTCTGGCGCGGGAGATCGCCCGGCGGGCGGACCGGGTCATCATCCTGGCCAAATTCGGCTCGCGCGAGGACGTGGAAAGGATCGAGCCATGAGCGACTTCAACATGGTGGTGCAGGGCATCGCGGGACCGCTAACCATCGAGGCGGACCACCAGATCATCGAGACCATGCGCGGCTGGGCGACCGGCCAGCCGGTGTGGTCGCACGACCAGATCATCGAGCGGTGGGGCGCCGACTTCCTGATGTACCGGCGAGCATGGGCGCTCGGCACCGATCCGATCCTTGAGGGGAAGAACTTCGACGTCAACGAGCGCGTCGAGCGCACCCGGATCATGTACGACACGCGCACCAAGGCGATCAAGGAGTTCGGGTTCAGCATCCCATGCAAAGAGCTGCTGGACGCGCTGGAGGCGCACCAGCCTATCGTCGAGGTCGGAGCAGGCTCTGGCTACCTGACCGCGCTGATGCGCCACCGCAACATCGACGTGATTGGCACCGACAGCGGCATCGGCCACTCATGGATCAAGCTCGGCGTGTACGACCCGGCGCAACAAAGGATGCCGGCCAAGCGAGCTGTGCGCCGTTTCCGCGACCGCACCGTGTTCTGCTCCTGGCCGTCGCTGCAGGAGACGTGGTTTAGGCAGGCCCTGCGCGCCATGCGGATTGGCCAGCGCGCGATCATCATCGAGGAGGACGCCTGCGCCGAGGAATCGACGTGGGCGTACCGCGACGAGGCGTTCCAGCAGATGGCGGACATCGATCTTCCCGCGTGGCCGATGCTCAACGACCGCGCCGCGAGCTGGATCAAGAAGCGCGAGCACAAGATCGCCAAGACCGAGCTGTGGAGGGACAAGGATGTCGGACCCGGAGATGGCAGCGAGCATGCGCGAGCTGGAGTGGACGGCGCGGAGGTTGCGCAAGGCGATTAGGCAGCACCTGCATCCAATCCTGAAGGGCAAGGAACCTGAAATTCAATCTGCTGTGCTGGCCGACATGACGGCGACCTACCTCGCCGGGCTCGAGCCGTCAGCACGTCCTGAGTTCCGCGCGATGTTCATCGCGCTGATTGACCACCTCGTGCCCGAGAACGAGCGCGAGATGTTCGGGCCGGGAGGCTGGCGTGCGTGATCCCTGGCCAGAGGAGATCGAGCGCTGCCGCATCCTGGCGGACAGCGACTGGGCCAGCAATCCCGGCGATCCCTTCGGCGCGTTCGAGCTGGAGGTCATGTTAGACGCAGCTCGGACCGAGCTGCGGATCATCGCCAATAGGGCCGACCGCACCTCCGCGTGGTGGGAGCACGTCTCGGTGTCGACGCCCGATCGTTGTCCGATCTGGATGGAGATGTGCGTGGTCAAGGCGCTGTTCTGGAAGGAGGACGAACTGGTGGTTCAATTTCACCCGCGCAAGATCGACTACGTGAACTGTCACCCGTTTACGCTGCACCTGTGGCGTCCAACGCGGCACAAGGACAGGATGCCGACACCTCCAACTCACCTCGTGGGGCCGAAATGAACAAGAAGGAAGTGGACGTCAGCCCGCTCGACGCGGCCCTGGCGGAAATGATCAAGGGACCGCTGACGCTGTGGGAGCTGAAGCAGCACGTCGATCAGCTGGTGCTCAAGTTCGGGCGCGAGCGCCGGGTCACCATCGTGGACGCGTGGCCGAACGACGAGGAGGTGGCATGACGACGCCAGCCGAGGCCGTGGCCAAGCTGCGCGAGCTGATCGAGTACCGGCTTCCTGCCAGCGGGAATCCATTGGGGGCGATTGTGCTATCGCGCGAGGTGGCGACCGCGCTGCTACAACTGCTGGACGCCAAGAAGCCGCTTGACGAATCGCCGCCGGCTGGGCTTTAGTCTGCGCTATAGGTCCTTTAACTCCTCCTTTTGTTTGGCCGCCCTCTCTTCGAGGCGGCCTTTTTTTGTCCATAATGTTGGACGTTCGACCGAACGTGGTGTAAGCCACGGTCAAGCCTTCCTGATTCGATCCTATCGAAGGGGCCACCGATTGGTCGACTGGACGCTGGCCGTGACGCATCCGAATTCGGAGCACCTAGTCTCCGAAGACCTGCGGCGTCTGTCTTACGATCATATTTGCTTCAAGCGCCGCGCCTCTGCGGTTTATCGTGGGCGCGTGGTCGAGCGCATCCTGCCAGCGTTCCCCCGCTACATCTTCGTGCACACTGAGTTGTGCTGGGACGTATTGCGTGACGCCACTAAGGTGCTGGGCCTTGTCATGTTCGGCGAACGGATCGGCGTTTTGCACCAGCCGGTCGTAGATCGGCTGATCGAGCGATGTGGCGGCACTGACGTTCTCCCTCCCGAAGAAATCCCCGAACCTTTTCAACGCGGTGATCGCGTCATTGTAGGTGGCTACGGGCCAGCGTCCGGTCACCAAGCAGTCTACCAGGGAGTTGCCGAGGATGGCCGATTGCGGCTCGAATTTGAATGGCTGGGGCGGTATGTACCTGTGGACGTGGACAGCAGGGACGTTTCAGTCGTAAGCTCGCCACCTCCGCCGACCAAGAAACGTAAGAGACGCAGACATTCGCGAAAAGACAAGCGGCACGTCGAAGTACATACGCCAACAGCACCATAGACCCGACGCAACCAGGGCAGCGTTGCCGCGGAACGGGTGTTGGAGTGGGGGTTCGACCTGAACGCGACTGCCCGTCGAGTGCTGCCGCTATGGACGCGACTATAACCATAACCGGGTCAACCATTTTCTTCATGTCTGTGGCAGCCGGTGCTGGCTTTGCCATCGGCTACGTTCCGCTCAAAACGTTCATCGAGTTGATGCTCGCCAATAGACGGACGGTGCCATGATTACTCGGCGCAGGATGATCGTTTGTGGCGCCGTGGCGGGTGCGCTCGGCGGTGCCGCGCTGGCAACCGCGGTCAAGGTCAACGAGGCGGTCGACGCCGCGATCGAGCTGGTGCCGTGGCGCGCGCGGGTGTTCTGGCGGACGGTGTACTTCGACAAGTTGCAGAACGCGGTCGACACCATGGACGCGTACTTGCGGGGCGAGTACGGCAACATCAATGTCCCGCAGTACGGCCAAGAGGAGCGCATCATGGTGGTGCGCGGAGGCGGGCAGAAGTTCGAATGGACAGACGACGCGATGAACGAGCGCGTGGTCGGTTGGGTTAACGAAGGCGGCACGCTGATCGCGCGCGTGGTGGCGTACGAGACCATGATCAGCCGCAATCGCGGGCACGAGACCAGGGTCGGGCTGGAATGGAGTTCGACCGGGCGAGGGAGCGCATGATCTATGAAACAGGTCGCCATCTTCGCGGCAGCGATCGCGTTCTCATGCATCGTGCCGGCTTCACCGAACCGCCAGGTGGACGGCTTGCGCTTGACCTCGGACGCCACACAAGCGGCGGCCAATCGCAGCGGGCAGCAATAAATGGTCCGGATGGAGCTTCATTGTCCGCTTTGCCATCACCAGTCGGGCAACGCAATCGTCGCGGACTGGCCGGAGCCATTGTCTACGATCTCGTACCAACCACTGATTTGTGGGGAGTGCGGCGTCGAGTTCTCGTTCCAGATCGATCGGGACGGCATGCGGACGACGGCGAAGCGTGACCAGCTGCTGCTTACAGAGTTTCTGAAGCGGCGTCCCAACCGTCCGAAGGTCCGCAATGCCTGACACGACGAACACCGCAGCGATCAGAAAGCACTGGATCGTAGGCGGGTTCACGCCGCCGGATGACGGCTCCGATCCTGGCGAGCTAGGGGCGCTGGGTGCAGTGCAGACCGAGCTGCACTCAACCCTGGATGCCGCCAAGCAAAGGTGCCGAGAACTGGCTGCGGGGGCCCCTGGAGCGTATTTCGTGGTGTATGAGGCGCTCTGGTACGCCTATACTGACATTACCCCAGTCACGCTGCGCAAGGTCGGAGAAGCGGTTGTGGTATGAGCGACCCTACCCACACCGCGATCATCAAGCAGTTCGACAACCTGCCGGTGGAGGAGCGCGAGCGCGCCAGGGAGCGGTTTGAGCAGTACCGGCGAGAGCTGATCAGGATCGGTTACACAAACGCCGAGCAGGAGTTCGATCCCATGGTGCGCGCGGCCGAGCTGGCCAGCGTTGCGGTTGCTCTCGGTGGCGACTGGGAGGAAGTACTTAAGCGGGTGGCCGATCTGATGCTGCCGAGCGAAGCGAACGCGCATGGTGTGCGCGGTGCCGCCTCCAGCTTGGCGCTGATGTGGATGGGCTCCTCGCAGGACGTGCCGAAATGACGTTCGTGACATACGAGGGCAAGCGTTACGACGGTTGGCGCATTCCGTTTGCCTACTTGCTGTGGGCCGCGAGCTTCCCGCTGTTGCCATTCATGCTGTTCTGGGCCGCGTTGTTCTGGTTCCTGTTTCTGTTGGCCTCGGTGCCGTGTCCATGACCAGCGTACCGATCGAGATTCTGGGCAAGGCTCTGGCAGAGAGCATCGAGCGCGAGCGCAAGCCCTGCGCGCACGGCTTCGCCGGGGACTGCCCGACCTGCGCGCACTTCGCCAAGGTGAGGGAGGCAGAGCTGCGCGTTCCCGACCCGGATCACCTGAGCGGGCACACGCTGCGCACGTTCCCGCCCGAGTTGAGGTACAAGACATGACCCCGGTCCAGATCGCTGCGGTCGACTGCGCGATGGCTGTGGGCCGTGGAATCGAGCGCGACTACCCGGCCGTGCATACGCTCGTTGCAATCTACCAAGACGACGTAGCCGTGCAGTTTTGGCAGGAGGCTGGCAAGATGGCCGCGGTCGGCGCGCGGCTGACCGACCTCGCGGACAATGATGGCGTTGCCAAGCGCTTCGTCGCCGTGGACAAGGCGATCCGCCAGCACCTCAACGAACAGAAGGTGCCCGTTCTGAGTTGAAGAGTTGCCAACCCTGCCCACGTTACTGTGGGGCGGACCAGGGAAGGCAAGGGGGCTGGCCCGTCGATCCGACGTTCCGCCGGGTAGGTACCGGCCCCCACCTGTTTCGAGATGAGCCCCATGATCTGGTCGCACCACGGACCCATCCTCTGCTACTTCGACTTCAGCGAATGGTGTGGTGGATGGGGTGACACGATCTCCATCGTGGACCACGGCTACGTCGTATTGCCATACGCCGCGCGTAGAATCTAAGGACCGGACGCCATGGCCAGCATGAAGGACGTTAGTGCGCCATCCGTCCAGAGCACAAAGAAGCGCATCCGGGACCCCGATCTGCGCAGAAAGTCCAACCGCGAGAAGCTGATGGAGGCGACCAAGAGCGAGGTGCGCCACCTCCAGAACGTTGCGGAGCACAGGGGCGATAAAGGCTCGTTGGATCATGCGCGCGAGCTCACCAAATACGTGGCTGGTGCGCTGGCAATCACGTCGCCCTACAATCCGAACGGCACGCCGCGCGAGGGTGGCGACAAAGCTGAGTTCTGGGAATGGCTCAAGCACATGAAGGACTTGTTGGCGCTGCGGCTGCCGTATGAGCGCCCGCGCCTAGCCTCGATCACAGTGCGTGAAGAGCAGCCTGAGGACGCTGAGGAATACATGACGGTGGTTGAGGTACGTCACCGTATGATCAGGAAGGGTATTTCGGTTGACCACCTGATCGAGCGTCCCCTGATCTTGGACCACGAGCTGAGCGATGACGATACAGGAGAGCACGCGGGCAACGGCCACGCGACGAACGGTAGATGACAAGCCGCTCGATCCGGAGGGCGCCAAGCTCTGGGAGAATTCCTGGTACGCGTTAGCGCGCAAGGACTTCTGGACATATCGGTGCATGGTGCGCCCCAACCTGATCGAGGGTTGGTGGCAGCAAGAGGTGGCCGACAACCTGACGACGTTTTGGTACGACCTCAAAGCCGGCAAGCGGCCGAAGCTGGTGCTGGGCGCACCTCCGCAGCACGGCAAGTCGGACACCATGAAGGACTTCTGCTGCTGGGTGGCGGGCAAGGACCCGGACAGCAAGACGCTATTTGCGAGCTACGCGGACGAGCTGGGCATGAGCTGCAACCTGCATATGCAGCGCATGATGGCGACGCCGGCTTATCGCGCGATCTTCCCCAAGACCCGGCTCTACGGAGGCGAAGGCGGGGAGGGGAGTGGCCATCGTCGCAGAACCACGACCTTCCTCGAATTCGTGGGCCGCAACGGTTCGTTCCGCAACACCACGATCAACGGCAAGATCAACGGCTTCGGGCTCGACCTTGGGGTCATAGACGATCCGATCAAAGGCCGTGCCGAAGCGCAGTCGACGGTGATCCGGGACAAGACCTGGAATTGGCTATCGGACGACTTCTTCAACCGGTTCTCAGATCGCGCCGGCATGGTGATGATCCAAACGCGGTGGCACGTGGACGACCCGACCGGGCGTTGGCTGGACCGTTTCCCCAACACGCGGGTGCTCAACTTCAAAGCGATCGCCGACCGCAACGAGCTGTATCGCGACAAAGGTGAGGCGCTTTTCCCCGAGCATAAGTCGTTGGAGTTCTTGCTAGAACGCAAAAAACTCCTGTCCGAAGCGAGCTGGGAAGCGCTGTTCCAGCAGTCGCCATACGTCGTTGGCGGCGGCATGTTCCCGATCGAGCGGCTGCACGCGGTGCCGATGTTAGACCGTTCTAATGTGCGGCGGTCGGTGCGGTACTGGGACAAGGCCGGCACCGAGGACGAGGGCGCGCATACCGCGGGCGTGCTGATGCACCTCTTGATGGACGGCCGCTATATCATCGAGCACGTCGTTAGAGGCCAGTGGAACGCGCTCGACCGCGAGCAGCGCATCAAGTTCTGGGCCGAGCATGATCGTGCAAACCTTGCAGCCGGAACGTATGAAGTTGGAGTCGAACAAGAGCCGGGCTCGGGTGGCAAAGAGTCTGCTGAGGCCAGCATCCGTATGCTGGCTGGGTTCCGGGCCTTTGCCGACAAGGTAACGGGCGACAAGGTGATCCGGGCCGAGCCGTTTTCCGCGCAGGTGCAGAACGGCAATGTGTGGCTGGTCGCGGGCGGTTGGCACCACGACTTCCTCGAGGAGATGGAGAGCTTCCCGTTCGGTAAGGCGAAGGACCAGATCGATGCTGCCGCCGGCGCGTTCAACCGGATCACCGCTGGGGCAGGGTACAACCTGTTCGCGGAAGGCCTCGATGACTGACATCGAGCTGCAGGCGTGGCTGTATCGGGCCCGATACCTGACCGAAAAAAAGGGCTCGATGGACCCGCTGTGGGATGTGATCTTTGATGTAGAAGCGTTGCTCAAAGGGGAACGGACGTGGGCAGCAACGCGTGAAGACATCGAGAACATGGTGCGCGCCAATACCCGTGTGCCTCCTCCTTCTGAGCTCGCCGGCACACGCTGAGGAAGCGCGCAAGGTCTGGCACGACGGCACCGAGATGGTGCTCAGGCGCGCAGCCGACAACGGCATGGAGATCGCGTTCGGCGCGAACGTTCCTGCCAACCTGCGCGAGCTTGGCGTCACAGACGGCACGATGCTCGTCCGTGGTCAGTGGGAAGAAGACATCCTGATCGGGGAGGCGTGGGCATTCAGCAAGGACTGCAAGGCGATCAGCTACGCCATACGCGGCGTTGTGACCTACGGAGGGGCGCTGATCGTGTTCGGGCCGGTGCCCACGAGTTGCAACGTCGAGGACTACGAACATTATTCGTGGGGCAAGGAAGCGGTGATGCGCTTCGATCAGCCCCCACCCTCGCCATACGACGCTGACGTTAAAGGCAAGCGCAAGCGAGAGAAGGTTGTTGACCGTCCGCCTCCGAAGCCTAAGCCGAAGCCAAAGCCGACACCGCGCGCGGCTCCACGACCTACTTACCAGCAGCCCCAACAGCAGTGGCCGGGCTACCCGTCACAGTGGAGATGGTGAGGTGGTCATCTGGCTGGCGGCGAACCTAGCCGTCTCTCTCGTGACGATTGGGTTCGCGTACTTTGTCCATTGGGGTGTGGCGATCATTTTCTTCGTGTTGGCGATGCTCGTGCTGATGGTGATTAGACCAAACTGAATCAGGGCACAGACTGCGGAGTGCGGTATGAACCCTGGTGGCATCACCGAGGAGGTCGGCAAGGCGACTGGCACCTTCATGGAGATCATGAAGATGCAGCCGCTGAGCCTCGCGCTCGTGGTCATGAACTTCGCGCTGGTGGTGTTCCTGTTCTACTCGAACAGCCAGACGTTGGCGCAGCGCCAGATGGCGGTAGATCAGATCATCAAATGGCAGCAGCAGACCGACTCGCTGATGGCCAACTGCGTCAGCAAGGAGGTCGTGGAGATCGTCGTCAATGCGCTGGAGCGGGACCGGGAGCTGTACCGACAAATGCTGCCGAGACCGCCGTCTCAGCTGCCTAAGCTGCAGAGCGACGAGCCGCAGCCGATCAATCACGCCCCGTTTGTGATGCCGCCGTGAGCTGGCTGCACACAATGGCTGGCAAGAAAGGCAACGGCGACGGCGAAGGCTACATCGCTCAAGCGAAGGAGCTTGAGCTGGCGCGGCGTGAAAACCAGCGATTGGCGATCGAGGTGTCCACGCGGGACACGGTGATCGACCAGCTGCGCGCGGCGCTCAACGAGGAGCAAGCGATCTCGCGCGAGATCGCCGCCTCCATGGCGCACCACGTTCGCTCGGCGTTCGGGCTCGGGGCCGGTGCCGGCGTCTTGCTTTGTTTGATCATGTGGGGGGTGTCGGTGTTGCTCCGATAGGAGGGGCACATGTACGGGGACCTGCCAAGTTTGATGACAAAGCACTCGCTCTCGTTCAGAGGGCACAAGTACAGCGTGTCACTGGAGGCTGAGTTCTGGCGCATGTTCAAGGCGATGGCTCGTGACCACGACATGACGCTCGGACAGTTGTACTGGGGACTTGAGAAATCGTGTCCCGAAGGGAGCACGATGACGTCACACATCCGAACAACGATCCTCAACAGGACCATCGCGCGGGCGAGGGCGGCCTGACATGGCGGCCGTGACTCAGCTGAAGTCCGTCTACGACGGCATGCGCAACTTCCTGGCTGGGTTCGGCGACCCGGCCAAGGACAAGAGCGCTGCGCAGAGGTTCGTGCTCGAGCTGATTGACCCCGAACAGCTAAACGCCGCGTACCGTGGTGATTGGCTGTGCCGCAAGATCATCGACGTTCCGGCGTTCGACTCGTGTCGGGCATGGCGTGACTGGCACGCGGACGACGATGAAATCGAGCTGATCGAGGAGTGCGAGAAGGACCTCGGCATTCAGCGCAAGCTGATGCAGGCGATGTCGAAGGCACGGCTGTTCGGCGGCGCTGCGTTAATCATGGGCGTCGAGGGCCAGAAGTTCGAGGAGGAGCTGGACGTCGAAAGCGTCGGCGAGGGCGACCTCGCGTTCGTCCATGTTGTGTCGCGCTGGGAGCTCGAGGCTGGGACGCTGATCAAGGACCTGACGTCTCCGTGGTATGGCGAGCCGAGCTATTACAAGCGCACGAACACGATGACGATTGCGCAGGAGCAGGTGAAGCCTCCGCTCGAGCTATCGTCGCTAGGTTACAAGCCAGGGGATGAGCTGCTGATCCATCCGTCGCGGGTGGTGCGGTTGCTAGGGTTGGAATATCCCGACCTGAGCTACTCGCAGGACTCGTGGTCGGACAGTTGTCTCCAGCCGGTGATCGACGCGGTGAAAGCGGCCGGGCTCGTCAATAGTTCGATTGCGTCGATGATTGCTGAGGCCAAGCTCGACGTGATTAAGATACCAGGGCTACTGGAGATGTTGTCGACCACGGTTGGCACCGAGAAGTTGCGCAACCGGTTCTCGTTCACGATGGCGGCGAAGAGCACGGTCAACGCCACGCTGATTGATGCGAATGAGGAGTGGGAGCGGATCGCGCTGACGTTCAGCAACATGGACCAAGTGATGGGCATGTACATGAACGTCGCTGCAGGAGCTGCCGACATCCCAGCGACACGATTACTTGGGAGAGAGCCGTCAGGCATGAACGCGACGGGTGCTTCCGACATCCGAAACTACTATGATCGGCTGCAGTCTGAGCAAGCAATCAAGGTCCAGCCTGCGCTCGCGCGATTGGATGAGGTGCTCATACGCCACGCCTTAGGGGACCGCCCAGAAGAGATTTATTACACATGGAAACCTCTCTGGCAGATGGACGAGGTTCAGAAGGCGGACGTGTGGTTGAAGAAGGCGCAGGCGCACAAGATCGATGTGGACACGGGGCTGATCAATCCGGATGTGCTGCGCGAGGCGAGAGCGAACCAGGTGATCGAGGACGGGTTCTACCCGGGCTTCGAGCAAGCGGCGGCGGAGAACGATCTCGAGCCGGACGAGGACGAGCACGACATGCTCGAGCTGGAGACCAAGAAGCAGGGGTTGATCAACATGAGCATGCCGCCGGCGCCTCCGGGGGCGAAGCCGGTGCCGGGGGCGGTGCCGAAGACGAACGGGTCCCGGCCCCTGGCCACGAGCGGGAAGACGGCGAAGCCGCCGGTGGGCTGAGGACTCCGAGGACGCCGGCTGATGGCAGCCTGCTCGTCTACACTGAGAGTTCTGACACCAAGCGAGCGAACGAGCTGCGCATTAAGCGGTATAAGTGGGACGCTGACGTGCTGCTCGAGTTGATGAAGGAGGAGTTCGGTGAGCCCCGTGCGGACATCTACCCTGGGCTTGATTCCGGGGCGAAGGCAAAACGTCGCCCGCCCCTCGGCTGATCAGGCGCATGCGAAGGCTGCCGAGAACATGGCGGGCCACGACGTGCTGCCGAGCTCGTTGCGCATCTTTCTCCACGAGTGGGCGTGCGCGTTTCCGCAGAAGGCGATCGTGCAGATCGTCGACACGCTGAAGAGTGGACATGGCGTACGGATCACATCGCCCGATGGCAAGGTGCACGAGATCGTTCCGGACCCGCCTCAACGCCGATGAGGTCGGCATGGAAACCCACGTGGTCACCATCGCGGTTGAGTTCGCCGACGCGCGCATGCCGTCCGCGTTCTCCTGTGAGCTGTTCCGCGGCAATGCGTTGGAATGCCAGCGCTTGGCGGTGATGATCCCCGGCTGCAGCCACGATCGTCGTAGGCTCGCGTCGACTCAGGTGAATTGGGGCACCATCGAAGCGTGGGAACGCTGGGTGAGCAGCGCGCAGTGCGTTGACCCGTTATGACGCTGGACTGGAGTGGCGTCTGGTTTCTGTGGCTATCCGCGTTGTTCGTGACCTTCATCATCTTGGAGGCGCGCGCGATCAACAAAGGCGGGGTGACGCTGTCGGCCACGGTGCGTGGCTGGGCGGAGACTTGGCCGCTGCTGCCGTTCGCGGTCGGGATCGTGTTCGGAATGCTGGGCACGCACTTCTTCTGGCCGTGGTGTCCCGAGACCATGCAGCCGCAATGTCCGCCATGTGCGGAGGTGGTGGGATATGAGCGAGACCGAAATCTGCAACCGACTGTTGCGCTTGCTGGGCGGCCCGGAGGCGGTGGAGTTGTTCTTAGCTGCGCCGCACCCGTTCCTGCGCGGCCAATGTCCGCAGCACCTGTTGGATTGCGGCAAGTTCAATGACCTCGCCATAGTCGTCGACAATTTGCGAGTGCGGCTAGAGTGAACATCCACGCGTTCGTCACCGACGCGCGCGGGCCCGATCCAACCGGCACCGCGGGGATCAGACGGAGCTTCCGGGCGGCCGGCAAGCTGCGTCTCAACATGTTCCGCTCGGCGATGCGGCAGGCGGTGATCGAGCACGATGTGCTGGGGCTGGGCGGGGGTGGGCTGGCGCTACAGCCGCCCGAGACCCGGCTGCAGGCTTTCAATGGCTGGGCGCGGGTAGCGGCTGGGCAAGCCCTAGAGGGCCCCTGGCTAAGCCAATGGGTTGCCAGGGCCTGGGCCAGCGGGGAGGCGGTTGGGGCGCTCCAGACCCGCTCGGAAGCGCCCGGTGAGGGCTCTGGCGCCTGGGCTGAGCTGGCTAAGATCGAGTTGCAGGCGATCGAGGCGGCCGTGGTCCAAGCGCTCATGCGCGAGGCGGCGATCGCGCTCACCAAGCGCCGGGCCAACAAGACCATGACCTGGCGCCGCATGGCCAAGGCGTTCGACAAGGTCGGGCCGCGGCGGGTCATGGCGCTGGCGAATACGTTCTGCGTGGCGTGCCACAACCGCGGACGGCTGGCGGCGTATCGGGCGGCCGGGATTACCAAGGTGGGCGTGGTTGCTGAGAAGCTGCTGCCCAAGCAAGCGTTGCTGCTGCCGGGCGGGTTGGGCGACGCGCTCACGCACGACGCCAAGCACAAGGGCTATCGCGAGAAGAAGCCAGCGCGTCCCGAGTGGGAGTTGAGCGAAGTCACGGAGCCGATCGAGGTCGGCGTACGCACCGCGGAGGACGAGTTCGTCTGTATCGAGTGCGACGCGTTCGCTGCCAATTCGCCGCACGATATTGACGATGTGGAAGACACGTTGCCGATCCATCCGAACTGTCGGTGCACGTGGTTCCCGTGGGACGACAAGCGGTTCAGTCGCGATGAGGCAATCGAGGACGCGCGCAAGAAGACGGAGCGCGAGCTGCTGCTTGAACAGTTGGGGCGCAAACGCCATCGCGCTCTCGCAAGGCTTGCACCGAGGAAGTTCGAGAACAGGTTCCTGCGTGAGGACGCGTGGAATCCGAACCAGCCGCGTGAGCCGGCGGGCACGTCCGAGGGCGGGCAGTTCGCCTCGATCACTGGTGGAGGGATTAGTGGTGGTGCTACCGGCGGGCCAGCAGCACCAAAGAAGAAGCTGTTCGAGCCGTCGAAGGACAAGGCGCACCACGAGATGCGGGTGCAGAACACGCTGCAGAACGAGGCCAAGCGCAACGACAACTACCGCTATATCGTTGGCAAGCTGGTCGAGGAGGCCAAGAGCCACGGTGCCGACGTCTCGATCATAAGCGGGCTCAAGCAGAAGATCGGCGAGTCCTATTACAAGCAGGGGCTGCTCAAGAAGGAGAAGGGGCTGGAGGCGCAAGCCAACGCCATGATCTACAAGGGCAAGCAGTACGGCTATCAGCCGACGCTTGCCGAATCCAATCAAGAGCACGCACCGACGCCCAAACCGGACCCGATCCCGTTTGATCCACCCGAGCTGACGACGGGAGCTGAGCCGGGCACGCCCGCGTATGAAGGCGAGCAAGCCGAGGCCAAGGCCACCATTCCAGGCGCAACGCCGGCCTGGACCAAGGTTGGTGGCCAAGCGGGTAGCGTGGCGGGCGGGTTCTATCTGGCGCCGATGACTGGACAGAAGTGGTACGTGAAGACGCCGAAGACCGAGGCGCACGTCAACGCCGACCTATTATCGAACCAGCTCTACAAGCTCGCGGGCGTGCCGGTCTCGCACGAGGTCAAGACCGTGTTGGAGGGCAAGCCGGCAGTTGCGAGCGAGTTTATCCCGGGTACCAAGACGTACTCGCAAGGGACGCTGGACGAGCAGGGCGGGGCCATCCTGTACCTGCGCGAGAACTTTGCGGTCGACGCATGGCTCGGCAACCGCGACGTGATGGGGCAAGACAACAATAACGTTCTGCTTTCGCCATCGGGGGTCCCGTTCCGGATCGACCAGGGCGGCACGCTCATGTACCGGGCGCAGGGCGAGACCAAGGAGTTCGGCTCGACTGTGGGCGAGATCACGTCCATGCGCGATCCGAAGATCAACGCGCAGACTGCGTCGGTGTTCGGGAACATGACCGACGCCGAGGTCTCGGCGTCCATCGACAAGGTGCTGGCGATCCCGGATTACTCGATTATTGCGCTGGTCAACCAACATGGGCTTGCTGGGCAAGGCGTTGCTGCCACGCTGATTGCGCGGAAGAACTGGCTGGCCGAGTACCAGAAGACGCTCGACGTCCCCGGCGCGGACCTTCCTGCACACGTCAAGGCTGCGGCCGAGGCCGAGATCGAGGCGGAAGCTGCTGAAGAGGAGCTTCTAGGCGGCCAGACCGAGTGGATGACGAAGCTGGAACAGAAGTTCACGAAGGCCACAGCGACAGCGGCCGAACTGGAGAAGGCGAAGAAGACCGGGACGTTCTACCCCGCGCCCACCTCTGAGTTGGGCAAGGCTGTGGTTAAGGCGTTCAACGAGAAGTGGGCGACCAAGACGCCCGAGGCGCACGAGCTGGAGCAGAAGGTCGCCGAGTACAAGGCGACCAAGGCAGCGCTGGCCAAGATTGACGAGATGGAAGCGGAGGTCGCTGCAAAGGCAACTGCCCAGCTCAAGAAGGAACAGGCGGCCGCGACCAAGCTGGCGAAGATCGAGGCAGAGGCTAAGGCGAAGGCCGAGAGCGCCAAGCATCAAGCCGAGCTTGCGAAGATCGCGGCCGACATCGGGATCGATCCAGAGCACGCCGAGCAGGTCGACACGCTCGTTCAACTCGCTGGCGGCGACAAAGCGAAGATCATTCAGCAGTTCAAGAAGTTCTACGAGGAAGGCACCGGAAAGCACGGCTACCCGGTTACGCCGTTCGAAAGCGCGATGATCCAGAGCTACGTCGGGCCGAATGCTTACGCGGCCAACGCCAAGCTGCGCAGCGGCGTATGGGATGACAAGACCCACGTGTTCGCCAACGCGATCAACACTGCGTTGACGAAGATGCCGCCTTACGTTGGCACGATCTACCGCGGGTTCACTGCCGACACAGAGACTCAAGCAACCTATGTTCCTGGCGCGATCATTCAGTGGCATGGCTTTTCGAGCTGCGGAAAGTCGGGCTCGTTCGGCGGCAACATGCAATGCACGATCGAGCCTCTGCCGCCGCATAAGACGCGTGCGAAGGACCTCGGCAAGTTCAACCCGAGCGAAGCAGGCGGTGAGGTGCTGATCAAGGCCCACACGCCGGTCAAGGTCATCAAGGTCGAGGGCAAGCCCGGCGGCACGATGCATGTCCACCTGAAGGAAGTAGAGGCGGTCTATTGAGCGACGATCCGCGCTTCACACAGGACCCTGGCTCGACGGCGTTCGCGACCGAGGAAGAGTGGCGCGAGTACGAGCGTGCGTGGCAGCTCGAGCACAAAGCGATCCTGCGCGCCTACGGACAAACGCCTGACGGCGAGGAGCCTGAGGACGACGAGGACGACCTGGACGATTACGACCACCTATTCGAGGACCTGTGATGCAGCAACTGGTTGGCGTTGGCGCTGACGTGATGGCCCCGCACCCGAACGGTGGGCGGCCGGTGCTCAAGACCGCGCGCATTCTGCTGATCATGCCTGAGCTGGCGATTGTCGAATACTACGAGGACGGGATGCGGCATTGCTTGCCGAAGAACCAACTCAGGGCACCCTTCAAAGCACAGGACGTGAGCCATGCCTTGGTCAGCAAGTAACGCCAAGGAATTCACGTCGAAGGCTGACACTCCGAAGAAGCAGAGAGCTTGGGCCGCGGCTGCCAACGCTGCGCTGGCCAAGCACGGCTCCGACTCCAAGGCGATCCGGATCGCCAATGCCACGGTGGCCAACATGAGCAATGACGCACGTAGGCGCAGGAGCGGGCAGTCACGTGACAAGTTCGGGCGCGAGCTGACCTCCTGGGAGGAGTTCGCGGAGGAGGAGTTGGACGCCATGCCGTTGTTCAAGCAGCCGCTGGTAGTGATTATGGACGCTCCCGCGCCGACAACGCGCATGATGTACGACGCGGTCAAGCTCGACGACAAAGCGCAGGTCTCGTTTACGGCAGACGGCTACTTAAAAGCGCAGCCGCGCATCGCGCGCACAGGGCTCCAGAAGTACCTCGGGAAGGAGTGCGGCCGACCGGAGATGGACACCGTGATGGTGTACCGGCCGGAAAGCAGTGTCTTCCACAACGACGCGATGCACAGCTACTCGCATCTGCCTGTGACGATCGACCATCCACGCTCGATGGTGAACGCGGACAGCTGGCGCAAGCACGCTGTGGGCGAGACGGGCGACGAGGTCGTGCGCGACGGCGGCTCAGTGCGCGTTCCAATGATGCTGCGCGACAGCAAGGCAATCGAGCTGGTCAAGAGCGGCAAGCGGCAGCTCTCGGTTGGCTACGCGTGCGACCTGCAATGGCAGGACGGCTACACCGCAGACGGCGAGCACTACGACGCCGTGCAGACCAACATCCGGGGCAACCACTTGGCCATCGTCACGGAAGCGCGCGGTGGGCCACTTCTTACAATAGGAGACGAAGCGATGACCGAACTTCGGACTGTGATGATCGACGGGCTGCCCTGCCAGATGAGCGACAAGGACGCAGCGATCGTGCAGCGCACGATCCAGAACCTCACCGACGCATTCGAGGCGTTCAAGAAAAAGGCCGCCGACGACGAGGATGAGACCGATAAGAAATGCGACGCGATGGCCAAGGACCTCGCCAGCAAGGACACTGAGGTCAAGACCAAGGACGCGTTGATCCTCACGCTGCAGACCCAGCTCAAGGACGCGCAGGACCCGGCCAAGCTCGACGCCCAGCTCGTCGCCCGCGACCACGTGCGCAGCAAGGCGATGGCGGTCATGGGCCCGACCTTCAAGACGGACGGCCGCAAGATCGAGGACGTCATGCGCGAAGTGGTAACCGCAAAGTCTGGCGTAGGCGACGCGGCGAAGGCCTGGGGCGATCCCGAGGTGAAGGCCGTGTTCGACCACCTCACTGCCGGCCTGCAAGGCGCTCCGCGCGATCCGATCCGCGACGCCAGTCATGCGTTCGCCGGTGCGCCACCGCTCAACATGCAGGGTGCACAAGCTGTCCGAGACGCGGCCTACAACGAGATGGTCAAGGACATGGAAAACGCCTGGAAACCAAAGCCGGCGGCCGTCGCGTCCTAAGCAGCGCGGCGCTTTCGGGTGCCGTGTAGGACCTTGTCCGCCTCGTTCTCTTTCGGCGTCGCCCAGCGCACATGTTGAGGGGCAATGCAAGCGAGGTGGCCCTTACCGCAAGAATGGGCCACCTCGTGGATCAGTGACGGAGCCGGACCATGTACTCGCTGGCAGATGTAGCGGTGGACGTACTGATCTTCTCCGTTAATCCGCGCTCGCGCGTAACCCTTCCCTGCCTTGCTCTTAAACGGCCAGAGCAGACAGCCGTCTCGGTGTGAGAGTGCCGCTTCGATGAAGCGCAAGACTTCCTCGGTGTGGTTGTGGTTCGGATCGCCGTAGCGCCTCCAGCGCTGGTAATGCCTTCGGCAAAAACCGTGGCAATAGAACTTCTCGCTGCAGCCTTCGACTGAGCAGCCATCCCCGCCGTCCGGGTGCGTGATGTTCTGCTTGCGCAGGACCACCAGCGGATTGCCGTGCCTAACCCAACGCTGATGGTGCATGTGGCAAAGACCGTTCGAGCGAACGGGATTCTTGCAGCCACGAACTGAGCACGTCGGCATCGCGTCTTCCTCTCTCTTTACCGGGGCATCCCTACACAGTTACGCAAAGGAGCTAAAGCTATGTCAACTGTGGTCCAGACGGCCTATCCCGTTCAAATGCGTCCTGGGCTTGAGGGCATGATCTCCGACATGTCCCCGAGCGCTGTGCTGACTCACGTGGTTGAAACCGCTGCAGGCATCACGTTCGGCAAGGCCTGCTCGTGGGGCACCGGACCGAAAGGTGCCATCCTCGGCGGCCCCAACTTCATCGGCCTGTCCGTGCGCGACATCACGTTGGTAGGTGCCAACGTTGATCCGCAGAGCTCGGCACAGAACCCGCTCGACTCCTACGGCTACCGCACCAACATCTCGTTGATGACGCGCGGTCATATGTGGGTGCTGCCGCAGGACATCGTGTTGCCCGGCGAGGCGGTCTACTACGACGAGACCATCGGCAAGCTCGGCAACGCCGCTGGTGGTCTCAATGCGTCGGGCTGGGTCAAGTTCGCTGCCAATCCAGCGGCGGGCTCCACGCTGGTGATCAACGGTGCCACGCTGACATTTGTGGCGACGGGCGCGACCGGCGATCAAGCCAATATCGGTGCCACCCTCAACGACACGTTGGTCAACGCCGTGAAGGCGATGAACGACTCTGCGACTGCGGGCTTTGCTGCATTGCAGTTCGCGACCGATCCCGCGCAACCGCTTGGCGGTAGCGGCGGTTCCGACACCATTCTGATCTCGTCAGTGGCGGCAGGGACTGCGGGCAACGCGCTCGCAATCACCTCCGGCCCCACGGGCATGACGAAGTCGGGTGCCACGCTGACGGGCGGCACTGCCGCGGCAACGCTGATCAATGGCGCTAAGTGGCGTCTGGCGGCAATGCCGGGACAGCTCGCTGTCGTCAGCCTCGGCATCCAGTATTAACCGTGCCCTAGGGCTGAGAGGAGCGATCACAATGCTGAGCAATTTTTACACCGCAGACGCGCAACAGCAGGCCCTCGGCTTTCTGATCGCGCAGACGACCTACATCGAGCCGGGCGTCTACAGAATGAAGTATCCCGAACTCAATTATCGGGAGCTGGTGCCGATCGACACGAGCGCACCGGAATGGGCGAAGAGCATCACGTTCTTCTCGGTCGACCAAGTCGGCAAGGCGGACTGGTTCTCGCACCTGGCGCACGACGTGCCGCTCGCCGACATCACCCGCGACAAATTCGAGATGGCGATCGAGATGGCCGCGGTGGGCTATCGTTACACCACCGAGGAGCTGCAACAGGCGATGATGGTCCCGAACGTGAACTTGGGACCGGAGCGCGCGGCCGCTGCGAAGCGTGCGGCGGAGGAGTTCATTCACTTCACCGCGTTGTACGGCGCGGCGGCAAAGAACTGGTTCGGGCTGATCAACCACCCGGCACCGACCGTGATCAACACGGCGCAGACGTGGGCCTATCGGGTCGCGAACAACCAAATCCCGATGATCATGCAGGACGTCAACGGCGTGCTCGCCAATGTGTGGCAATCGTCGTCCGGCGTCGAGATCGCGGACACGCTGCTGCTGCCGATGACGCAGCTCAACGTGCTCACGACCACTGCAATGCCGAACACCACCATGACCCTCATGCAATGGGTCGAAAAGTACAACATGTACACGCAAGAGGCCAAAGCGCCTCTGACGATCCGCGCCGTGCGCGGGTTGGAAACGGCAGGTGCAGCTGGTCAGCCGCGTATGATCGCGTACAAGAAAGACCCCGAAGTAATAAAAATGCATGTGCCCATGCCGCATCGCTTCCTCGAAGTGATGAGGACGGGGCCCATGATTTTCGACGTGCCAGGAATTTTTAGGCTTGCCGGGCTAGAGATTCGGCGGCCAGGGGCCATGCGCTACTTGGACGGGATTTGAGGCAACTCGAATCAAAATGGAAAGGCTGAGGCAATGACGGTATATTAGCGGGACCGGGCCACGCTTGCAACGTGGGTCCGGCCCCTCACCACCCGAGCGTAGGAGGCTCGAATGGCTAAGCGAGTATACCGCAAGACGTACCGCGCGCACGGCGACCTGCCGGCCTTCCTAGAAAAAGCCTGCGCGTACCAAGGCGATGAATGCCTGCTGTGGCCCTATGGCAGAACCGCCAAAGGCTACGCCAGGATCGGAGCGAAGAACTTCGGCACCGTCCTAGTCGCTCGCATCGTGTGCAAGCGCGTCCACGGCGAGCCGCCAACACCGAAACATGACTCCGCGCACTCCTGTGGCAACGGCCATCTCGGCTGCGTCACGCCGAAGCATATTCGCTGGGCAACCAGGAGCGAGAACTACGCGGATTCGGTGGAGCACGGCACAGCGTCGCGCGGCGAGCGCAATGGTCGCGCAAAGCTGACGTGGAAACTGGTCGAGCAAATACGGAAGTCCCGAGGATCGCAGCGATTGCTCGCTGCCAAGTTCAACGTCGATCAACGAACGGTGGGGAGGATTCTCCGCCGCGAAATATGGAGAGAGCCTAATGGCTGACGTGCCGTTCAACCCGAACATGCACCCGGTACCGCAGAAGCAGAACCTAGTGCGTCCGCCGCCGCCCGACCATCCGTACTTCGCACCGATGCGTCCGGAGCCGAGCTGGGAGCGGCTGCAGGAGCCGTCCTCGCGCGTCAAGGTGACGAACACCTCGGAGAACGGCCAGATACATGTCGTGATTGATCGCTTCATGGTCGGCCACGAGCTGCGGGGTGGGCAGAGCGTCGAGATCGAGATGATCAACGACGAGATCGCCCGGTTCCAGGAGATGCGGCGGCCCGACCGGTATTACCCGGTGATCGACCCGGCCAAGCCCGGCCGGCCGAAGCCCTTGCACCCGATCAAGATCGAGGGCGTGGGCTCCATGATCGAGGGGGCGGCCGAGCGCTACGACGAGCGCCAGCGGGCGCTATTTGCCGAGCGTGAGGCGGCGCGCGCGCAAGCGATGGCGGTGCCGAAGGGCAAGGGCAAGGGCTAATGGCCTCGGGCGCGGACATCGCTGCGTTCAGGATTGCGATCCCTGAGTTCGCGTCGATGACCGATCCGCAGCTCTCGAACGCGCTTGACGAGACCGATATGTGGCTGGAGGCGGGCTTGTGGCATCCGCCCGACTTTGTGTGGGCGCGGTGGTACTTGACCGCGCACAACATCAAGATGTCGCTCGGCATCGGCGGCGCAGTGGCCGGCGGTTCGGGCGGCAGCAGCGAGATCAGCTCCGACCTGTTCGTGCGGATGGTGGCGTTCGGCGAGCGGCGCGTCATGTTCGGCGAGCGCAAGGTGTCCACCACGGAGGGCCAGATCACCGGCCCCGGCGCGGCGGAGTTCGACGACACCATTTACGGCCAGAAGTTTTTAAGGTTGCGGAGTCGAAATATACCGCCGATCCTCACGGTATAGTAGCGGAGCCGACTCGCGTTGAAGCGCGAACCGGCCCCTGACCACAACGAGCATTGGAGGCTCGACATGGCTAAGAAGATCGTATTGCTGCGCCGGTTCTACGTCTACGGGATCAAGGTGGACGGCATCGTCCGGTACGTCGGCAAGGGCTGCAATGGCCGCATCTACGCGCACGTGGTCGAAGCCAAGAGCGGCAACCACTGCAACGAACAACTGAGCGCGGCGCTGCGAGACGGACGCGGCATCGAATACATCCTCTTCCGCGACGACCTGGACGAGCGCGGAGCGTTCAAGCTGGAAGCGGCTATGATCGCGAAGCACAAGGACCTTTGGAATAAACCGTTTCACGCCGCGCATGCGCTCAAGTCGCGCTGGCTCGATCCGGCGGCGCGCGCGAAGCACAGCGCAGCGATCAAGGCGAAGTGGCAAGACAGTGACTTTCGCGAGAGCACGAGGGCGAACATGAGGGAGGCGGCGAAGGTTCGCCCGCGCACGACACGCGGACAGTGGGGCTGAGCCATGGTGTTCTGGCGCGGCCCGCAGGTGATGATGGACAGCATCGTCGACGACTTCTTCGCTGAGCCGATGCGGTACGTTCCATGGGGCCCGGTGGGGATCGACGACGACGGGCAACCCGATCCAGCTCGACCGCCGTTGGACACGCGAGCGGCGCTCGTCATGCCGGGCGCGGCAGCATCGGGCGAGGCGGGTTCGGGCGCGCAGGGCATGACGGCAACATACTTGGACACGACGACGTGGTTCTCGATCACCGAGTACAACCTGCTGCCGTACAAGCTGAGCGACCTTCAGCAAGGCGACCGGGTGTATTTTCCCGACCGCAACGAGTGGTACATGATCGACCACCCAATGCCGTCGAAGACAGGACGGCCACAGGTTTACGTTTCGCGGATTCAAGAGAGCACGCTGTGATGGCGCAGTTGTTCGGCGCGTTCTACTGGAGCAAGGCCGACTACGACGCGATCATGGCCAAGTTGGATCAGGTCCTTTTCAACCAAACCAAACCGAGCAAGAGCGAGGAAAAGATCATGAGCGCGTTGGACGATCTGAAGGCGCAAGTTGAGATGAACACCAACTTGGAGCAGTCGGGGATTCAGTTGATCCAGGGCATCGCCCGCCAGTTGGAGGAGGCGAACAACTCGGGCGACAACGCGGCGATCCAGGTGTTGACCCAGCAGTTGCAGTCGAGCGCTGCCGCGTTGAGCGCTGCCATCGCTGCCAACACTGAAGTGACGCCTGTCACGTGAGCCTGCTGCGTCCGATCATCAGGAGCTGCGCCGTCGCCGCGCTCCGGGATCGGACGTGGGCCGGAGCCAACGTGTTCGACTCCGATTTGCAGTCGATGGCCGAGGCGATTCAAGGCAAGGCCGACAAGCCATACATAGTCGTCTATACGGACACTGACGACAGAACTCCTGCCTCGATGGCCGAGATGTATTCGGGCATCGGCCGCAAGATGCAGCTCGCAATCGAAATGGGCGTTGCGTCAGCTGTCGCGCTTCCGAACACCGAAGAAATCAGCGTGCGGTTTTCCGCTACGGACGAAGGCCTCGAATGGGCCTGCGACGTGATGGACGGCCAGATTATGGCCGCGTTGTGGGGCGACCCGGATTCGGTGTGGGGAGAGCTGTTGAAGCGGTTTGCGCCGCGCGTGTTGCGCGTACCGTCCCGGCGCGGCGGTCAGGGTTCTGGCGTTAAGTTCGCCGCGAGGCGCACAGTGTACGAGCTCCAAACGATCTATGAGATCGCGCCCGGTGTAGTGCCGCCGGACGTTCACCCGGTGCACGATTTCATCCGATTGGGCAAATCGAGCCTTGCGCCGGTCAACGTCGCCGATCGTGCGCGGACAGTGGAGAAGCTGATCGTGGAGAGCGACCCGCATTCCGCTTGGCTGATCGCCGCTGCGTACATTGGCGGCTCGCGGCAGTCGATCAAGAACATCCAGCCGGACGGTGTGCCGCCTCCGTGGGGCGAACCGGGCGTAGAGCTCAACGTCGAGCAGCCGCCGCTGGAAGAGATGGGGATGCATGAGCGCATCTATGACCTTGAGAAGCTAGACCTCGTGGACGACAACCCGTTCGAGTTGCCTGCGCCGTACGACGTGACAGTTGGGCGGCCGCAGTTCTCGGTGCCGAAGGTGACGCGGATTCCATGATCCCGACCTACAAGGTCGACGCCGAGGACATGCTCAACTGGGCGCGGTACATCGAGGAAATACCAAAGGTGACGAACGCTGCGATCGCGCGCGGGCTCAACACCTACGGCGATGGCGTGTTGGAAAGGACTGCGGCCAAGATTGCCGACAAGGCCGACCTGCAAGTCCACGAGGTAATGGCGACCATCGTTGTCACGCGCGCGACGCCGCGCAGGCTCGAATGGTCGATGGATGCAAGTGGAATCCTGCCACCATCGGGAGACTGGTCGCGGCCGTGGGCAACACGCGATCAGAACCAGTTCGACAAGCAGGTGCTCGTCAACATCACGACGATGCACGACAGGTTCTCGTGCGAAGTGTGTGAACAGGCGGCTGCGTCTGGGCCATACACGATGGCCGACATCGACACGATGGTGGCGAAGTGGAAGAACTTTGAGCCAGCAACTGGGCCAGCTCCGGGCTTCCGCACCAACCTGATCCATCCGAACTGCCGCTGTGTGCTGACGCCGTTCGCCAACAAGCGGCGGTTGCGAGTGACGTTCGGAGCTGGCGAACAGGAGATGTACACGGCCAAGGGTCTTGCGGACGCCATTGCCGGCGAGCTGAAGGTTTCGATCAAGGCGGTGAAGAAGAGGGCAAAATGACGAGTCCTTACCAGCGGCTGTTGCAGCGGTCTGCGGAGGCGAACCGCAACAATGGCGTAGAGACCAACCGGCAATGCACGATCAAGGAGGTCAAGGAAGAAGGCGGCGAGCGCAAGGTGCGCTGCATCATGGGCATCCGGCCGGACGGCTCGGAGTGGTTGAGCCCGTGGATGAGCACGCAGGAACAGCGCAGCGGCCAGGAGCGCTCGCAGTCATCGCTCAAACCGGGACAGAACGGCGTCATCCAGGGCTCGTTCCGGCAGGGCACGTTTTCGGCGCAAGGCGAGGCTGATCACGCGCCACAGCCAAAGCACGCGCCGCAGACCAATGGACCGTCACAGTCGGTGGGCAAGAAGTTTCGTTCCGCCACGCACGGCGGAGAGGACGAGCAGCAGCAGGGCAGCGGCGGTAGTGGCGGCAATCAGGGCAGCAGCGGCGGCGGCCAACAGCAGAAGCAGGAGAAGGAGCACTACTGGACCAACTACCTCGTCAAGGAAGACGAGAAGCTGGAGAAGTGGACGCCGCAATCGGGCAAGTCCCAGACCAGCAGCGGCTCTCAGGGCGGCGCCGGAGGCGGTGGCCTCAACCCAAAAGGCGGCCAGCAGCAGGGCAAGCAGGGCGAGCAGAAAAAAGAAGAGAAGGCGATGGCCGTCTCGATGCACGAGAAGATGGGCCACACGGCCAAGATCGGCGACGGCGACAGCGCGGTTCGCTACGCCGCGCACGAGAAGGGCGCCAAGATCAGGGCAGGGAAGGACAACTACTTCGTGTCCGAGAAGGACAAAAAGAACCTGATCAAGTCGAAGATCGACAACTACGTCCACGCCAAGGACGGCCAGAACTACGTCAACAAACCGTGGGTCATCAAAGACTCGCCGGACGATCCGGTCCCGAATCACGACGAGGCATAGGAGCTTGCCATGGTAGGAGTTTCAAACCGCATCATGCATCTGGTGAAGCAGGCCGGCGTGCCTGCCGCGCCGTTGCTCGAGTACGAAGTGCTTGACCCGCACCACGAGCCCGACCTGAACGGCGAGCTTGCCGGCGGCAAGGTCTACAAGAAGTCTGGCAAGGAGTTCGTTAAGCTGACCGAGGATCAGGCACGGTTTTACCTCGACAGCGGCTCGATCAAGAAGGTTGAGGCGGCACCGGACGCGCAGGCGCAGGCCGCTCCGAAGAAGAAGTAGCAGCTCGCCATGACGCTCCCGGCCGACCTCGCCGGCGGCTACCTGCCGCAGCCCGGCGAAATACGGGCGGAGAACGAGCAGGCCTCGCGCTATTACCGTGTCGTCAACGCGATCTGGCCGGACCTACTCAACCAGAAAAGCATCATCGCGCCGGTCCGCAACGGCGTGAACCGCGAAACCGGCATGCTGATGCAGGGCTGGGATCACGTCGAGCAATCGATGAAAGTGATCTTCGCCACTGGTTTCCATGAGCGCATCTTGCGGCGGTGGGTGGGCTCCTACGTCCCTCACATCCTGGGCGAGATCGCGGTGCCGCGGATCATCACGCGCTTCCACTGGGCGATGGCAGAAAGCATCGAGCTGTGGGAACCGAACTACCGCATCCAGACGGTGTTCTTCATGGACACCGCGATCGAGCAATGGCAGCCGACCGAGACGTTCGACGTGGCGGGGGAGTTCAGGCTCGGCCACGTGTTCTTCCGCACCGAGGGCAACTACCGCCCGCGCGCTCATCTGGGTGATCCGTCGCCCTACATCCGCCGGGCCAACACGCTGCTGAGCCGTGGTGGCGAAATATGGGACCCGGCGCTCGGCGGACAGGTGAGCTGACATGGTAACCTTGGTTACCCCGACCCCGTCGCGCTTTCCGGTCATCCAGCCGGAGCTGCTGCAGCGCCCGTCGGTGTTGGAGACCATCGACACCGACAAGATCATCGACGACCGCATGCTGCGGTTCAAATTGCGTTGGGCTGAGGAAGACCCGCCAAACGCTGCACAGTACGACATAGCGCAGCTCGAGTTCGATCCGATCAAAATCCTGACGGAGAACGCGGCTTATTTCGAGCTGATGCTGCGGGACAGGGTTAACCAAGCCGCGCGCGCTGTGATGCTCGCGTTCTCGTTTGGCACTAACCTAGACGGCATTGCTTCGCGCTACCCGGGCGGCGTTCCGAGGCAACCGGGCGAGAGCGACGACAACTACCGCCGCCGCATCTGGTTGAGCCCAAACATCCTCGGCCCACATGGAACGACGGAGAGCTATGCTTTTTATGCGCTGAGCGCTTTAGGGGCGAACGTGTTGCGGGACGCGGCCGCGTTTACCACGCGCGGCACCGGTATTGTGACGATCCCGATCCTCGTCAACATCCCAACGTTGGCGCTGTCTGAGCAACAGGTGTTGTTCATTGTTCAGAAGCAGATCAAGACCGGGCTGATCGATCCACTCAAGGTGTCATTCGAGATCAATCCGGGCCCGCCGCCGATCCCTACGAACGACCAAATCCTCGAGGTCTACAAGTACATCATCGCCGACACACGCAAAGGCTTAACGGACGAGATCGTCATTGCGCGGCCGAAGGTGTACCAGACCCGCTACGACATCTCGTTGAAGACGTTCCCTGGCTACGACCTTGCTGGCGTGCTGACCAACGTTGTGACGGGGTTGATGCAGTTGGTCGAGAAGCAGCGATGGCTGGGCTACGATCACACGATCATGAACATCGACGGCGTGCTGACCGATGCTGGTGGCGTATACAACCGGGTCATCAAGCAGCCTCAAGGCGACGTCGTCGTCGGCCAGGACAGCGTAGTGTGGGTGACGCACATCGACATCACATGGACGGGCGTCGGCGAGTGAGCGTCGCGGTCCGCACTGTGATCGCGGCTTTGATCGCGGTACTGATCGCGGTCGCCATCGTGCTGCTGCTAGATCACGGCAAGTATTGTCCGGAGGACCAAGTGAGCGTGCTTAGCACTGATCGGTGGGTCTGCGTTAAAGAGGGAGGCAAGACATGACCCTGGGCCTTTGTTTCTGGATTCTGATGCTGATCTGGTTCGTGTTCGGACTGATCGTTCACTTCGGCTACATCGGACCTTACGGCGCGCTCGGCAGCACGCTCTTGCTGTTTGTGCTGTTCTTGTTGCTAGGATGGAAAGTGTTCGGCGCTCCGATCCATGGCTGAACTGTACCCGGTCGAGAACGACTACCCCGACCCGTTCGAGATTCCGCCGGCTGAGCGGATCGCGAATCCTGGTGCGCTGACGCTGTACCGATCGGCGACCGGGTTCGAGAAAGCTGCCGCCGACACCGATGCCGAACGGTTGATGGACATCTATGCGGAAGCGATCATCGACCAGTGGAATCCGTGGCAGGTCGCGTTTGAGCACCTGCCGTTTCTCGCTTGGGCGATGGGCGTCAACCTGTGGGAGAACTACTGGGATGAAACGTTCCGGCGCAACTGGGTCGCTCGCCAGTGGTACCTGAAGTCGGTCAGGGGCAAGCGCGCAGGCTTGGACGAGTTCGTCTCGGCGGTTCGTGGTCATGTCAAACGCTGTGTCGTTCCTCCCGCGCGCGCATATGGCACGAAGAAGCAAACGGCTGAAGAGCGTGCTGCCTACGTCGCCCGCTTTCCTCAGCTCCGCATCTACCCGTATGTCGCGCGCGAGCAGCTTCGATGGCTGTGCTTTACCGGCAAGCACTACGACGGCACCGGGCTCAACCGCATCTTTCAGAAAAACGGATCGTTCCTTGGCCCGAACTGGAAGCTGTACCCGACCGTGCAAGACGCGGGCGGCAAGTACACGCGGACGGCAACGATTTACGAGCCGCGGACCGGAGTCGAAACGACCCTAACGATCCGCAAGGTCGAGAAGATCAACATGGGTCCCGGCGCCGGCTGGGGCTACACGCCGGGTGTCTCGCAGTATGACGAAGAGGTGATCCTGCCGCTGGAGAAGCGGCCGAACTATTTCATTGGCGAGAGCGGCAAGTTCCTCGGCGGCGCGGGCAAATACGGCATCTTCCTTGGGGTCCAGCTTCCACTCCGGACGATCAGCATCGGGCGCAGTGGCTTCCTCGATTTCTACCAAGGGAAGGCACAATACCAAACGATCTTCCCGCAGGAGGAGCTGCTGAATGTGCGGCCGGAATACGTTGCGATCCGGCATCCGCGCAGACCGACCGAGCTGTATGCGGCAAGGGGTGAGTACCTGTCGCGGCCGTCCAAGCTATGTTCTCATCTCGTGGCGTCGTCGCTTGAGGTAGGCCCGCCGCAGTTCGGCCGCGCAACCGCTAAGGGCTTTGCCGGCGATGACTTGGAAGTCAACTCGCCCGTGATCGGCGTCGGTGTGCTCAAGCAGCGTCACGTGATCGTGGCGAACAACCTAGTGACGTCGATGCTGTGGTTCGGCGAACCGGGCTACCGCATGAAGAACGCGACAAACCTGAACACATCGTCTCCGGTGTTCGGAACGGCGTTGCTGCGGTACTCGGCGTTTGCCGCTCCTGCGTCGGCGGGACATCCGACGTTCACGGTTCCTGTGTTCAAGCAGGGCCACAAGCTCAACTCGTTTGCGATCATCGTTTCCGCGCCAACATTCACGCGTCCTGGCTATGCAATCCGCACGGTCAACATGACGGTCGGCTCGCCGGTCCTCGGCGCGCCCGTCCTGACCCATAACTTCTAAAACACATGCCAATCCAACAGATCGTTCCGCGCGATTTCAGCACGGGCTCGCCAGAGCTCGGGCTGACGCGTGTGCGCGGAGGACGGCCAACAGGCAAGTTCTTGCCGCGCTCCAATGCGTGGCAGTTCATGTACGAGCGGTTCTACTTGTTTGATGCCGACCGAGCGCCGGACCAGCGTGCGGCGTCGTACTACATGGGGGCTTGCCGCTTTGGCATCCACAAGTACACGGCGGAGGCGCTGATCAAGATCACGGCTGACATGCCGCAGTTCTACGTTTCAACCACGCGCTACCTACGCGGGTTCTTCCGACCGAAACAGAATGAAGCGATCCCGCGATTGCTGCGGGGCGTGCGCGCCAGCATGGCCGTTCGCGACACGATCCTTGTCGACACGACCGTGACCAGGACCATCCAGCTCCGCGACGTGCGCGTCCCAGACGGGCGTCACTACGTCGGCGAGCAGACCGAGAACTAGCCTTTGAAGCTCTGCAAGTACGCGGCCATGGTGATTAGCAGATCGGGATCGTCCTGCGCGGCACCAATCGCGATGTTGCAGGTCGAGCAAAGAATGCCACGCACCTGGTTGGTCTCGTGGTCGTGGTCGACGCACCACCCTGCGAAGCCGATGCGCTTGGTGCTCGCCCAGCCCTTGCCCTTCGACTTCGCGCCTTGCATGCCGCTGCGAACGTAGTTGGTCGTGGACTTGCAGATCGCGCAGCAGTTTCCTTGCGCCTCTAACATCGCGGCGTACTGTTCGAGCGTCAGGCCATACTTCTTAAGACGGAAAATGAACTGGGCACGGTGTCTGGTCTCTGCCCATTTTTCGGGATTCTGTTCGGCCCATCGTTTCGTGGCAGCGGCGGTGATCTCTCTGCGCTCCGGCGTCGAATAGCGCGCAGCATTGATGGCTCTGCGGCGAGCTGGGTTCTCTTTCGCCCATGCGGTAGCGCGCTCGACCATGGCCTCTTGGTTGCGCTCGTAATATGCGCGCCAGGACTGACGTTTCCGTTCAGCGCGACTCAACTTGTACCGACCAGGTGGTCCAGCGAAGAAGTGCTCGGTCAGCGCGTCTGGTGCGATCTCGTAGCGATACATCGCTCATGCCTTTCTCAAGGAGCTTCCCGATGGAGAAGACGGAAGTACGTCTAGACTTTATAGCACACATCCAGAAGGGGAGCTAAGCCATGGAAAAGATGGTGGTTTTCCGTGACAACCAGGAGCTTCAAGCCGAAGACTTCCTTAACCAGCAGGGCTGGGTCCAGCAGAGCCTCGATCACGTCGTCCTTGACGCAATCAATCCCGCCAAGGCGTACAGCGGCTTCACACTGACCAAGGCGGCGCAGACGACGATCAAGACATCGCAGGGGCGGCTCTACAGCGGCGGCGCGGTGTACGCGCGTGAGGATGAGGTCAGCATCGACCTCTACAACCAGCTTCCCGTCACGGCGCGAAAGTATTTCGCGGTGGTGGCGTGGGGCCAGACGATCGATGAGGACATCCAGCCCAGAAACTTCCTGATCGACGCCGACACCGGCATGGCAGAGCCGCAATCGGTGGCAATGCAACGCACGCGCTACTGCAACATCTCAACGGTCGCCGGCAACGAGAGCGCCGACCCGCAGTTCCCTGGGGTGGAGGCGACCTACCTGCTGATTGGCTATGTGCTGTGCGATCCGACCGGGATCATCTCGTTCACGCAGGTGACGGACACCCAGCTCGACAACCTCGAGCTGGTGGCAGCGCGGCTCGCGCAGATGGAGGCTTGGCGCGGCGTTGCGCAGGGCATGATCGACACCCTGCGCACGGACTTGGCCAACCTCGCGAGCCAGATGCTGCTCTACACGTTGCTGACCCAGTTCCAGCAGTTGGTCGATCTGGTCAACGAACTGTGGACCTACGCGCACAGGCCGGAGGCGTTCCAGTGGTACGGCACCGACCGTTTCTTGGATGAGGACGAGAGCGATCTGGCGGCCAACGTGAGCGGGGCGTATTCGGCCCGGATCGAGGAGGGATTGCGTTTTCCGCCCGGTGGCGTCGGCTGGAGCGGCCCGCTGCAGCTCCTCAATCCAGCCGAGCGCGTGATCCAAGCGTTCGACGGGTTTGTGCTGCCCAAGCCCTCGGGCGCGCGTGTACGCTATGATTGTTCGTTCCCGGACAAGCCTTGGACACCGGTCAGAATTTTGACGTGGGGGTTCTGGAACTTTCCGGTGCGTCAGCTGACACCGTCACGCTGGCGGTTCCGGTTCGGCCCGAGTTTTGTGCCGTGGCCTGCGGCGAGCGTCTGGTGGTTCGAAGCTCAGCGCGATCCGACTTACCACATCCTTAGCTTCACGACCGAAACGTGGGAGCAGGTCGAGTGGCAGGAAACGATGATTCACAACGAGCAGAGCCTGTATTGGCCTCGCCATGGCTACGATCGTTGGAATCACTACTGGCGCGACTGGGTCGAGCCCCATCACTGGGCCAAGGTTTACACCGACTTCAGCCACAGCGGTAACCACGGCTGCCAAACGTTCTACAACGCGCAGGACGGCTGGCTTTCCGGCATCACGCTATTCTCGCATCGGCAGCTCTACCAGCCACTGTCGCTCATCATCTCGGGCTGCATGGAGGACGCCACACCAGACCAAGGCAACCAGTCGCTACGGCGTGCTGTGCTCGACGCTGCGAGCGTCCAGACCTGCTACGGCCAGCCGGTTTACGCAGGCGACATCATCGTCGAGGACGTGATTACAGTCATCCTGGGCGGCCTGTTCTGGATGAGCCTACCGACTTACAACGTGATCCCGACCTATGTCTGGCCAGTCCGCATCAACTTCCCGCCGGTGTTCCTGACGCAGGGCCAGCACTTCGGCATCCACGTCCACTCGACGTTCGATCACGAGTTCTCGTTTTGTGACAACGATGCGGCCTACCAAGTGTGCCAAGGCCATTTTTGGTACAACGACGGATCGACGTTCCGCGCTTGGTCGGGCGGTCCGCGCGTCATGCGGTTCCGGTTGCATTTCTGCACCTGGGGACGCTGGGGCGATCAGTCGAGCCCGGGCGGTCAGCTCCGCTACGAGATCAACCTTGCGCCGCTCCAACTCCCCGGCGGCATTGGCGGCGTAGACGTGCTTGCCGAGCACATCATCCCAGCGGCGTGCGATCTGCACTACGAAGTGATGGTGGACGGTGTGTGGCAAGCGTTCCAGCAAGACACGCCGGTCCTCGACGGCGGCGATCCGCTACTGCAGTTCCGAGTCGTCATTACGGGTACGACCGACCTGATGCCCGGGTTCTCGTTGACGAACAGCGAGGTCGAGCTGATGCGCGCGTCAGCTCCGACCGTGCATCACATCTCTAAACCGATCACGACTGCGAGCACTCAGCACGTCAAGGTGATCAGCAAGCTGAAGAACTACGTTGAGGCGCACCACGACCTCAGCGTCGCGCTGTACTACGGCGCGACCTACGACACTGGAGGCACGGCGCAGGACGAGTTGTTGGATGACGGCACGATCGTCCGCACGACGACATTCAGTCCGGGCGTTGGGGTCACCTCGTTCCGCATCATCCACAACGGCGCGAACGACGGCGTTGGAGCACCGTTCATCGTCGGCGAGCGCATCGCGTTCACGCAACCGCCATGAGCAGGAGGAGGTGAGAGATGGCAGCAGAACCAACCGGCTACAAGGTCACGGTCAACAAGTGGTTCAAAGCCCACAACGTGACATTCCGGCCGGCCGAGACTGAGGGGCAAAAGAAGGGATTCCCGGTCTACCGGGTGCCGCTGTCCGTCTACAACGGTACGACGGACGACGGCACGCCGTTCGCCGACTTGTGCGCTACCGCAGAGCCGGAGTACCCGCGCGAATGACGCTCAATGTCTCATATGTCAACGACCTGGAGGTTAAGTCCGAGCGGACGCCTATGGACAAGGCGTTCTATAACCGCCGGTTCAAGGCGCTATGGGATGAGCTTTACCGGCTCGACGCCGAGTTCGCTGGTTTTGGTCAGGCTGAAGACACGTTGATTCAGCTCGGGCTCGTACGCATCAACACGGTGCTCGGGCCCGCGCTAACGACGATTCAGGCGGCAGCCGAGCTTGGTTTTCTGACTTGCCGGGTGACGGGAGCGAACCATTCTCTCGTGCCGGGCGAGTTTGTCGGCTGGACGGTGACCGAAGGTGCCGACCTGTTCACGCCAACGCATTTCTGTCTGGCGTTGGACGAGACCGACCCGAGCAACTGGGGCATCCTCTCCATCGACCCGGATGGATGGCACTCTACGACCGGCGATCTTTCCACTCACGTTGTGTATGCTAGCAAGACCCAGACCAGCAGCCAGTGGCAGATCGCGGCCCATGCGGGTGTTCTTCCGGCGATGGAGGACCTGCTCGTCCAGTCGGTCGCTGCCAAGGACCAGTCAGTGGCGGCGATGAACACCGTCACTGCCGACATGGTGACGGTGCAGGGCCTGATCGACGCGGTGCAGTCCGGGCCGGTGGCCTCGGTGGCGGGTAAGACCGGCGCGGTCACGTTGATCATCGGCGACATCGCCGGCCTAGTGGATGCGCTGGCGTCGAAGGCGACGACCGGGTTCGTGACATCGCAGGTGTCCGGCAAGCAGAACGCGAGCGCCAAGCTCGACGCGTTCGTCAACTTGGTGTGGGCGGCGAACAAGGTCCAGTATTCGACCGGCGCGGGCACGCTCTCGCAGTTCGACATCACCGACTACATGAAGACGCTGATGGACGACCCGGACGTGAGCACCGCGCTCTCGACGCTGGGCGTCACCACCTACATGAAGACGGTGCTGTCGGCGCCTGATTCCGCCACCGCGCGCGGAGCACTGGGAGTAGCAGCGCCTCCGGACGTTCCGGTCAAGGCCTCGACCGCGACCGTGGCGGCCGGCACCGACGACGTCCAGTTCGCGACGGCGCTCGGGATCGCGAACACGTACACGCCGAAGACAGCGGGAATCAACACCCAGACTGGCACTAGCTACACGCTGGTCTCCGACGACAACGGGAAGATCATCCGTTTCACCAGCAACAGTGCGGTGAGCTGCGTATTGCCGTCCGGCGTCACGATCGGTCACAACACGATGATCGAGCAGTTCGGCACCGGGCAGGTGACGATCAACGTGGCGACCAACGCGACCCGCAGAGCGTTCGGCGGACGTTTCAAGCTGGCGGGCCAGTACGCGACCGCCTCGGTGTTCTGCGAGTTGAACAGCGATGGCAGCCATGCCGAGTGGAACGTGAGCGGGAACCTGATCTCGTGAGACCCGCGATGCTAGGCGTGCTTGCCGCGTCTCAGGGCATCGTCAGGACGATCAACGACGGCGGTCCGGCGGTGACGATCCCGGCGGGGGTCACGATGGTCGACATCTACCAAGTTTTTGCCGGCGCGGCTGGTCTCGCTTCTCCGAACGGGATCGCAGGAGGTGATGGAGGCGCGGGCGGGGGTTGCAACTGGGGTACTGGAATCTCCGTTGTCGGTCACACTACGATCGGCGTGATCTTTTCGATCCTGATTTGGGACGGTAGTTTTTCCAGCACCATCAGCCTTCCGAACAACACCGCAGGCGGTGCTGGCGGTGCTGCCAGCGGTGCCAACGGCGGTCGCGGCGGCGCTCCTGGCACCGAGCTTGGGAACGGAGCCTCTGGAGCCGCTGGAGGTGTTCCGGCATCCAACAGCGTTCTGTCGTCATACATCGGAGCTGGTGGCATCGGCGCTGTCGGAGCAGGTGCGCCGGGGAACGGCGGTGCATGGGGTGGTGGCGGTGGTGGTGCGAGCGCTGCGGGCGGCAACAACTTTGGGACAGGTGCTCCCGGCGGAGTGCTCCTAGTCTTTCGCTGAAAGGAAATAACAGATGACGCTCACCTACCTCAGCGAAGCTCTGCGCATCGATGGCGTTACCAGCATCGATGTTTCGGACATCGAGCCTGACGAGGAGAGCGGAGGCCAAGCGCGCCGCATCGAGTTCTACACCGACGATCTCAGCGTGCTGAACCGGCGGCCGGTGCTGACGGTCATCGTCTTTGCCGGCGAAGAGGAGCCACTCAAGATTCACACGCCCACGCTCTCGTTCTGAAGGAGAACGCCATGGCCACCACGACCTACATCTACTCGGTCCCGCGCCAAGCCGGACCGCCTCCGATCACGATCCTCGGCTACTTCTCCGGCACTCCTGTCCCAGCGATGCCGGTGTGCCGGGTACCGACGCCGGTTCTGCGCGCTGTGTCGGCACGCTGCTGCGTGACCTCGCCGTTCCTGCCGATGGGGCGCTGGTACGTCTCGCCGCCGTCCCGCTACGTGTTCCCGCCGGTTCTCGTCTACCGCAGGTAAAACGTCGTCTTCGGGCATCCAGGGCCGCCCGGCTTCCATCCGCACATCACTGAAGAGAAAACAGGAGTAGCCCCATGGCGCGCCCGACGTTCGGTTTAGAGTTTTTCCGCGTTAACGACCAGCCGCAACCCGTAATTGGTGCCAACCTTGACGTGATCGGCATTGTCGGACCTTGCGACACGGCGGACGAGCAGTTCTTCCCGTTGAATCAGCCCGTCCTGATCTACAGCAACGACACCGCGTCTCTCGCCAAGCTGGGCGATGGGTCCGGCTATTTCGACGGCTACATCGCCGACGCGATCAACGGCATCAACGCTCAGCTTGCCGACTTTCAAGTGGCGGCGCAGGTCATCATCGTGCGGACGCCGTACGGCACGCACGCGGACGCCAACATCAAGCTCCAGCAAACGATCGCGAACATCATGGGCCAGTCCGTGATGGGCAACGGCATCTGGGCTCTGCTCAAGGCTCCCGCGACGCTGTACTGCACGCCTCGCATCATTCTGACTCCCGGCTATACCGGCCAGATGGCCAACTCGCTGGAGACGCTGCGCACGACGACTCCTGGCAAAGGGTACATTCCGTTTGCCGAATACACGGTCACGTTCTCGCAGGGCGTGGGTGAGACCAATGGCGCGCAGATGGTGCTTCCCTCCGCGCACGCGGTGGCGAACCAGTACGGCGAAATCCACGACCTCGAGATGTTCATCGATGAGTTCGGCGCGTGGATGACGGTGGCACCGAACGCGGTTCTGCCAGCTGCTGACGGCGATCCGATTACAGCGGAGCGCGCCAGCGGCTCGATCATGTTCCAGCGCGAGCCCGGCATCGGCAGCACGATCACGCTCAATGGCACGATTGTAACATTCGTGAGCGGCACGCCGACCGGCAATCAAGTCCAGCTCGGCGGTGACCTGATGACGACGCTCGACCGGCTGCTGACGTTCCTCAACGGCTCAGCCGACACAGAGATCAACGACAATACGTACGAGTTGACCGCCGGCACGCTCCTGATCATTCAAAAGGCGACCGGTGAGGCTGGCAACGCTTACACGATCCACACGACGGTCACCGGGGCCTCAATCTCGGGCTCGCACCTGACCGGCGGCCAGGACGCGCAAGCGCCTCAGGACGCAGTGCTGGTGGCTACAATCGGGCTCGGTGCCAACCCGATCTGCTCGATGCTTCCGGGCGTGCTCGACGGCTTGATCGGTCACGCCATCGTGGAGAGCGCCGGCACCGGCCAGATCGCGGACCAGAACTGGCGGACGACGCTCAACCATCCACGGCTGATCGGCGTGTCGGGCGGGGTCAAGATCATGGACCCGCTGTCCGGCAACATCGTCGTGCGACCGCTGGCTCCGCGCGTGGCGGGGCTGATGGTGGCGGTGGACTTCTCGACGGGCTACCCGTTCCACAGTGCGGCAAACCGGCCGATCCAGGGCATCGTGGGGCCGGCGCGCACCATTCCGTTCTCACTGACGGATGGCGCCACCGAAGGTCAGCAGTTGCTCGCCTCCAACCTCGGCGTGGTGGCGCGCGGACTTGTCGGGGTGGAGAGTGCGATCAGCTCGGGCGGATTTGTCTTCATCGGCACGGACAACCTCGGGGACGACGAGCTCTGGCGCATGTACAACGTTTACCGGGGTCGCGATTACATCCACCTCTCGCTGATGCCTGCGCTGCGGACCTACCTCGGTCGGCAGAACATCACGCGCCAGACCATCAAAAACATCCTCGCCACGATCAACAACTTCCTCGGTTCGCTGGTCGCGCAGGAGCAAATCCTCGGCAAGCAAGTCACGTTCAAGGGCAAGCTCAACTCCGCAGAGGAGATCAGGCTCGGCCACTTGACCGTTGGGTTCGCTTGCGAAGAGGCGCCGGTGCTCAAGCGCATCACCACGATGAGCGCCCGCTACAAGCCAGCCATCGACCAGATGGTGCAGAGCCTCGAGCAGGAGCTGAATCTCGGCGTCGCTGCGTAGCGCGACCATCGAGGACGGGAGGAGGAGCCAATGCCGAATCCCGTCCTCGTCATGGACTACGCGAACCTGTTCTGCGGCTCCGCGCCGGAGAACGACAAGGCCAGCAACCATCTCACGCTGATGTCGGTCGAGCTTCCGACCATCGATGTCCAGTACGTCGATCATCGACCGGGCGGTTCACCTGTGGCGATCGAGGTCGACGTGATCATGGCGCGCTTCGAGATCAGGTTCGAGCTGATCGGGATGACGCGTCAGGTTATGGAGCTCGTCGGCAAGTACGTCGTCGGGGCCAACGACTTCTTTTTTTACGGCAACTGCCGCGACTACCTGACGGGGCTGACGATCCAAGCTGAGGCGATTGTACGCGGGCAACTCGGGCGGGTAGAGCCAGGAGCGTTCCGGCGCGGCAACGTGTTCAGCACGAAGTACCAAATCCGCGGTCTTACCCGGTACACGTTCAACCTCGCCAACCGACCGGTCTACGACTGGGATTTCTTCACCACGACTTGGTCGGTCGGCGGCATCAACCAGAACGGCGCGTCCACCGCACCGCTCGGCGTCGAACTAGACACCGCAAACAACACATAGGAGAGCACCGCCATGCCGAATCCCGTCCTGGTAATGGATTACGCGAACATGTTCTGCGGCTCGGGCCCTGCAGACGATCAAGCAAGCAACCATCTGACCTTGACCGAGGTGAAGCTGCCCTCGTTTGAGATGCAGTACACGGACCATCGCGCGGGCGGCGCACCGATCTACATCGAGGTCGGCACCGGCATGGCACGATTGGAAACGACGTTCGTCCTCATCGGCATTACTCGGCAAGTGATGCAGCTCGTGGATTCGTGGGTGCCGGAGCAGAGGAATTTTTACGTCTACGGCAACGTGCGCGATCAGCACACGGGGCAAGCGATCCAAGCCGCTGCGGCGTTCACCGGCCAGCTCGGGCGGAGCGACATCCAGAATTTCCGCAAGGGCGATGTGATGCACATCAACTATTCGATCCGCCAGATCATCCACTACGAGTTCGGTCTCGCGGGCGGGCTCGTTTATTACTGGGATTATTTCAATAACACCCGGTTCCAGGGCGGGCAGGACATGAACGCGGAGATCAACGAGAACCTCCACGTCAACAGTCCAGCACCCGAGTTCATGCTCAACAACTTCTCCATCCCGTTGGGTGGCGGAGCGTAACGCATGACGCTCGACATCCTGCGCAAGACCGGCGGCTGGTGCGTGGAGCTTAACCAGCCGCTCAAGCTCGGCCCAAATAAAGAGATCACGGCGATCGAGATCAGACCTACGACGGCCGATCAGATGATCCGTTGGGGCCAGCAAAGGATTCCGTCCACGTTGGCGCTGCTGTCAGAGTTGTGCGACGTGCCGGAGAAGGTATTGCGCCAGCTTCCCAGCGCTGACTTCGACCGGGTGATGATGGCGCTGATCAACATCATGCCGGGGGTGATGAAGGCCGACTTCGAGCAAGGCACGCGTCCGTTGGCAACGCCGGAGGAGGACTTACCTCAGCAGGAGGCGCACGTGCCGGCACCCGATCAGATCGATCCGCGGTTCCCGGCTGCGGACGGTCCGGTGGTGCGGATGCCGCCCGGTCCGATCCTTCAGCCTCCAAACAAGACGGCTGATGACGAGGCCGCTCAGATGAACGTGCGGCCGCCGATGGCGGCGCGGCCGGTGCACTGACATGGGCGAGAACGACGTAGACGTAAATCTACGCTTTACCGCCAGCGACGAAACTGGACGCGTCACGGATGACATGATCCGGCGCGCCCAGCAGGGCTCGCGCGCGCTGGAGGCTGCTTACGGGACACAGCTTCGTGCCATCGAGGCTATGGCCAAGCGTGCCGGCGTTTCGATCGATGAGATGTCTCAGCGGGTCGCGCAGACGGCCCAGCGCGGGGCGCAAGGCTTCAATACTTACGTCACGTCGGTCAACCGGGCTGTGCAGTCGACGCAGCAGTTCGGCACCACGTCCGCGACCGTGATGATGCAGTTCGGCCAGGGTCAGGCACATGCCTTCGCTATGGCCGGACGTGCCGCACAGCAGTACGGCACGCAAGTCCAGCAGGTGATGCAGCAGTCGAGTAGCGCGCTGCTCAACTACGCCAAGAGCTTCATTTCCGTCTACGCCGCAATCGACACCGCGAAGCGCGGGCTCACCGAGTTCGCGAACGTGTCGTTTGGAATGACGAGGATCGCACAGGAGACCGGAGCAACCCGCAAGGAGATCGAAGGCCTCGGCAAGCAATTCCACGCCTTGTCTGCGATCACCGGCGAGAGCGTCCAAGACATTTCGAAGTCGTTCCAGGACTTCCGCGCGGCGACCGGAATGGCGCTCGGTCCTGCGGGAGACATGTTCAACCGAGTGGCGCTGGCGGCACACGCGTCAGGCGTCGCGATGAATGACATGTCCAGCGCCGCCGTCGCCGCGATCCAGAGCCTCAAGGTCCCGATGGACGAGGTGAGCGGCGTGCTCGACACGTGGGTCAAGACGATCCCGTCGAGCATGATGGGCGCGTGGGCCGAGCTGGTTCCTCGCATCGGCGCAACGTTGCGACAACTAAACGTCAACGGCACAGCGACCGCGACCTCGCTCAGCGCAGCCTACGTTAACCTTGCCCAGAAGCTCGGCTCGAAAGACGCTGCCAATTCGCTGCAAGCGATCTTTGGCGACATGTCGAACATCAACACGATGCTCGGCAAGTTGATGCTCCCGACGATGGAAGGCTTGCGCAACAACAGCGACGCGGCCGCGCTGAGTGTCCAGAACCTGTTCGGCAAGCTCAAAGACATGGGCCTGTACGACGACAAGATGTCGTTGGCCCAGAAGTCCGTGCTGATGGATCGTCTCGGCGTCGACCAGACCAAGCTCGATGCGATCAAAGAGCTAAGCGACAACTTCACGAAGGTGCAAGAGACGGCGGCGAAGCTCGGCATCTCGGTCGGCGAGGTCAACAAGCGCATCGCGGAACTCAACGGCACGCCGCAGGAGGCGATGAACCGGCTCAACGCCGCTTGGAATCTGATGTACGAAAACATCGGCAAGGTGCTTGGCGGCTCGATCCCCGACCAGCTCGCGAAGGCGCTCAACGGTGTCGCCGACACGCTCGACCGGATCGTCAACGGGTTCAAGTGGATCAGGGAGAACGTTACCAAGACGGAGACGCCTGAAGGCCAGGAAGCGACGACAACGTCGCAAGACGCGCTTAAGCGCATGCAGGAGCAACAGGCGGCCGGGAAGACTGGCGGCGGAGCGCTCGGCGACTGGTGGAACAAGAAAGAAACGCCGATCACAGACTTCCTGATCGGAGGAAAGGGTCAGAGCTGGTACCGCCCAGCAGACCCAAAATCTCCCGAACAGTCGGCGCAGGACAAGGCCAATCAGGCCAAGCAGGACGCGCTCGACAAGGAGCTGAGGGACAAGGGCCTCTCTAAGAGGAAACCCGGTTTCGCAACCGGCGGCAGCTTCGAAGTTCCCGGCTCCGGCGGCACCGACACCACGCCGGTCGAGTTCATGGCGACCAAGGGCGAGCGCGTCGACATCACGCCGCAGGCCGAGGTCGATCGCTACGAAGGACTCCAGCAGGCGCAGGACAAGGCCGACCAGACCCAGCGCGAGTATTTCGCGCGCTTCCGTGACAAAGGCCGGCAGATGCAGCGGCTGGCCATGTTGGACCAGCGCATCGGTGCCGATGGCGGTGGCCTCGGAGGCGGCGCGGGCGGGCGAGGCGGTGGCGGCGGCGGTGGCGATCCTGCGAGCGGCACGAGGACGGGAACGGGCGCGCGCGGCGGCGACGGGAGCGGCACTGGCGACGGCAAGACTGGAACACCGGGCGTCGGCGACACGCCGCTCAACACGCCAGTCGGGTTGGACCCGGCGAGCGCGACCGGTCCGGCGGAATCGTTGGAGGAAGCCTACAAGCGCGGCTACCTAGTGCCGCCGGGTGGTGATGGTGCGACTTACGGCCTGGGGGACCGCAGCAACAAGAGCATCCCCGCATCTATTCGGTACAACAATCCTGGCGCGCAGTGGCCAAGCGCTGAGAGCAAGCGCTTCGGCATGACCGACCAGGGCGTGATCGGCGGCGGGAACAAGATCGCCGGATTCCCGACGCCAGTGCACGGGCTCGCATCCAACATAGGCCTCCTGAGCCGCAACTATGTCGGCATGACCGTCGGCGCGGCTATTCATAAGTGGAGCGGTGGCGGACGAAGATCAGTGCCTGGCTTCGACTCTAACGCCATCCTTACCAAGGAGATGGCGCAAGACCCGAAGTTCTGGATGGCAATGCACGGTGCGGAGAGTGGCCAAAGAGGTGGCCTCTCGATGAAGCAGATCGGCCAAGCGCTGGACATGTATAAATCCGGAAGCGCTGCTGCCTACGAGCGCGCCAATCCAGACTTCGTGGCAGCGAACAAGGGCACCGCCGCTGCGGGCGGTCCGGGCGCTCCCGGCACTACGACCGTGGCCGGTCTCAAGACCGCGCTAGAAGGCGCTCCGGCGGTCTCTGCCGACGGTGGCAGCATCATCACGAGTGGCAGCGGCGCACGCCATGCCGGTCTAGACGAGAAGCTAATGTACGCCGCCCTAAAAAGCGGTCTTCAAGTGCAGGTCGCGCATGGATTGGAAAAAGGTCACGCTCGCCACACCACGAACGCACCAGCTTATGATCTCGACCTTTATGATCCAGCGCTCAAGCGCAAACTAAACTCGAAGAACCCCGAAGATCAAAAACGGATCGCGGGGTTCATCGAAGACTCGGTGGCTGCGGGGGCTGGCGGTGTCGGCGCCGGGAAAGGTGATTCATACATGGGAGCGGAACGCTTCCATGTCGGTGGCGGCACGGACGTAGCCTGGGGCGCTGGCGGAGCGGGGGCCAACGCGCCGCCGTGGTTGCAACAAGCCTGGGCTCGCGGCATGGCCCGCCGCATGAAGCCGGAACAGCTGGCCGTTGAGCTTAAAAAGCTACGCGAGCAGCAAGCGCAAGCGGTAGCGGAAAAAACCAAAGTAGCCGGACCGGCGGGCGTTGCGTCCGATGTCGAGACACGTGCCGCAGCTCGGTACAAGGCCGCAGTAGAAGGGCAGGCCGCCCCAGCGACTC